ATCTAGGTATATTTAATTATTACAAATAATTATTTTAAATATAGTAAAAAAAATATGAATGGTGGTGTTAAAAGGATACGTGAATTTATTACTTGGAATGTATCATGGGAATGTATGAACGGACCTAATAAAAAATGTCTACCATGTACAAAAACAGGACCAGGTAATATAACAATGTGTCAAGATAATATGATATACGCAGTTAAAAATTTAAGTCATCGACCACATTTCTTTGCAATCCAAGAAGGTAATACAAAAATAGCTACTAGAATAATTAATACTCTAAATAAAAAATATACTCATTATTGGTCAAAAATAGTTTATCGTTCTAGTAGCAAAGTAACTGCTATTTTAATTTATGATTCGAGTAGATTTAAAATATTAAACACTTTTGAAGGAAATTGTGATAATGATAATGGAAGACCATTTATTGGTGGTATATTTCAAGAGAAATCAGTATCTAATAGTGATGGTTCACATCCTATAATGACAGTAGTTTCAGTTCATGGACCACATGTTAGTAAAAAAGATTATACTTCCTCTGATAGAACTAATGGTAAAAAGCCAATACTTCAACAAATTATAGATAAATTTTGTAAATCTTCTAATATTAAAGAAAAAGATAATATTAAAAGAACTATATTCTTTAGTAATCCATGTTTTATCATGGGAGATTTTAATGTTCAATTTGGCTCATCTTTTTTATCAGAACCTTTTAATTACTTGAAACCAGTAAATAATAAAGTAAATAGTTGTTGTAGTTTTCCACAAAGTAATTATAAAAATAATAGTATTCTTGATAAAAGAAAAAAGAAAATTGATAATATTCTTTTTAGAATGAATAGGAATGGAGGTGAAGGGAAACGAGTAGTTTTGAAAGAGTATGGTACATTTAAAAATATAAAAAGTACTAAAAACACTTATCCTGGATATAATTTTCCAGATAATAATAATGGAGCTTTTAGATATAGTAGATGGATATCAGACCATCTACCTATTGCATCTCGTTTTATAATATCATAAATTATTATACATAAAGTAATGCGCTGGTAAGAACTCCTACTACTGCTCCACTCATTAGAAGGTTAGGTAACCATGAAAGCAAAACTTGTTTAGATGAAATTGATTTATATGGACGCATAACTACTTGATGAAGATTAAATAAAGTTAGTGTAGAAATTGTTACCAAAGAACCTGCAGTGTATAAAGGTTGTTCAATATTAGTATCAACTAAAACTCCCAGATTCAAGGCAAGAATGACTGTTCCAATACATCTAGCCCACCATTTTTCTAAATCAGACGTATTTAATATATTAAAACCTAAACATGTTTTTGTTTCTTCTAAATTCTCTTCAGTCCAATACATTGATAGTAATAATTTAGGAACAGTTACAAATAGTAATCCAAATACACTGGTAAAAGATAGCATTACAATATTAGCAATTGTTTTAGAAATATAAGTTTCTTTATTATCTACTACATTATCAGTTGAATGTAGACTTGCTAACAGTGTAACAATAAAAAAAACTAGACTTAAAAATGTCATAAAATACCATTGAACTCTTCCGGTAAGAGTTGTTGGTTTTGCATCTTTATACGCATCGGTAGTGAAAAAAATAATTGAATGAATTAAATTAACTATGTGAACAAGAGCCATTTGAAAACATAAGAATTGACTAGTAGGAGCAAGTAATGTAGGAACAACACATCCTCCTAACATTAAAAATGCCATAAATTGTCCTAAATAAAATACTTTATTATCCCTTTCTTCGGGAATATTATTAAACCAAGGATTTTGATACTGTCCTCCTTGCATAAATTTTTGTGGTGTCATTAATAAACCAAATGACATTAATCCACACATAACTGCATTCATAACATTAGCTACGATAGGTTGAATTATAACTGAACTCATCTATATTTATATTTTAAAATTTAAACTTTAAGTCTAATTTAAGCTTACTAATCAATTATAAAAATATTTTGAATAATATGTTAAAATTAAAAGTTCGTTTTTAAAAAATTGATTTTAAAAATAAATTATCATTAATAATTAATATGGAAAATAAAGATTTATTTAACTATAATATTGATGATAAAAAAAAATATGAACCAATTCCTTTAAGATTGTCTAGAATTAATGAAATGAGCGATAATACTTATATATCGTCTATGATAGATAGTTGTAAAATTAATGAAGAAGAGTGTCTTACAACAAAAGAAGATATTAGAGAATTACTTCCAAAAAAATATTTAGATTTTAATAAAGTTATTACTAAATTAGGAGGTAAATTGTTATATATTAAAAGTGGTTCAACTGGACATACTTTCAAAGGAGTCCATTTAGAAAAAAATAATAAACCTAATTACGCAGTTAAAGTAGTTGCATATCCTAAAAAAGAGCATTATGGAGGAATGTATAGTATAAACAGACCGGAAAATGCAGAGTTACTTATGATACAATTACTATCCCAATTTGTAAAATCTAAACAAACACCTCATGTTGTTTTACCAATTACCACTTTTAATACAAGTATAAAAACATTTACTAATCTTGCTAAAGATGATATAATAGATAATAAAAAATATGATCAATTTATTAAAAGATATAAAAAAGGAGAATATTATGATAAAGTTAGTATTTTAATTTCAGAATGGGCTAATAATGGAGATTTGTTAGATTATCTAAGAAAAAATTATAAATCTTTAGGTTTAAGAGAATGGAGAGTTTTAATCTTTCAAATATTATCAGTTTTAGCAATTATTCAAGCTAAATATCCTAGTTTTAGACATAATGATATGAAAGCTAACAATGTGTTAATTCATAAAATAGGGAAAAATAAAGTTTCAAAATATAACAAATATCAATACAAAATTAACGGACAAAAATATATTATACCAAATATTGGTTATCAAGTTAAATTATGGGATTTTGATTTTTCAACAATTCCTGGATTAATAGATAATAGCAAAGTTGAAGCAGAATGGACAACTAAAATTAATATTGATCCTGTTAAAAATAGGTATTATGATGTTCATTACTTCTTCAACACATTAACTAGAAAAGGGTTTTTCCCTGAATTTTGGGAGGGAGATATTGTCCATAAAAAGATTAAAGATTTTGTTAAAAGAATTATACCTAGTAAATTTAGAAAAGGAGATAATGTTAGTGAGAGAGGTCGTATATTAGTCAATGAAGAATATATAACTCCTGATGAAATTTTAAAATCTGATCCATTATTTAAAATTATGAGAATTAATTAAATACTTGAAAAACTTAGTAATGAAGAATTTACATCTGAACTCATTAATAAATCTTCAGATAATATACTGCTAATAGTAACTGTATTACTATTATTAATTTCACTTTCCTTTTCAGAATCACTAGATTCAGATTCACTATTTTTATTTTTTTTAAGTTTTAATTCTTTATTAAAATCTATTAAAAATAGTCTATTTATAAAATAGGTCCCACACTTATTATTAAATTTATTAGGATTAATAAAAAGATTCCCATTTTTTTCTATAACAAAACATAATTCCATTTGTAATTTTACTACTCCTACGAATTTTTTATTATAATAATATTCCCCCAGAATTAAAATAGGTTTAAATTCAAATCCAATTGCACATTGTTTAAATAAAACTGATTTATCTGCAATATGTATGTTCTTAATTTCTTTTGAACCAGATTTAAACTTTCTTTGAAGAAAATTTCTAATATTTTCAACTCCTTTAATATTAGTTTTAAATGTTTTGGATTTAACACTGTTATTAAAAAATGAGTTTTTAGTTATCATGCTTTTAAAAAAGTCGTTTAATCTATTGGAATGACCTGATGGTAAATTAATATTTTCATAAAAATCATTTTGTTTTTCTTGAATAAAATATTTTTTTACACTTTTTATAAAATAATTATTTGAAATTTGATTAGCTAGATAAAATATTAATAATAATAAGGTAATATTTAAAAGGCCTGATTTCATAATATATAAATATATGTAGATAGATATTATGGAAAAAAAACGATATTTAAAATTATGCAGAATTATCAAGTGCTTCCATATAACTATCTGTTTCAGGATCATCACTTTCATAATCATCTATATCTAATGAACCTTCTGCTTCAATATTATCTAATAAAGCATTTTTTGTTTCTTCGTCTATATCTGCTGTATCATCTACTAATTCATTATAAACCCCTATAACTCTAAGATTATCATCAATATATGGTTGATCAGTGTAAATATATGAAATGAATCTTTTAATTTCAGTTTGTTGAATATCATAATTATATTGTTTATAATTGTAATCAATTAATCTAACAATTAAATAATTAATTAACGGAATTTTTTGACTTTTTAAATTGTAACTTATTAATCTATTAAAATTAAAAATCAAGAAAAATATAAGTTTATTATCTAATAAGTTTCCATCTTCTAAAAATTTAAGATCCATAATAGGATTTGGGTTAAAATAAATAGAATCTGAGTTAATTTTAGGATAAGTTAAATTTGTTATATTATTTAAAATATAATTTTTATGTTTAAAGACACTATTACTTCCATCTTCATCCGTTAAATCTATGTTTTTTAATAATTTTCTAAATTCATTTACCATTATATCTTGGTCAGATGTAGGTTTATTTTTACTAGAATTATTTATTTTTTCTATAATTTCATTAGTTTTACTAATAATTTGTTTCAAGTTTGACACTCGTCTTGATATGATATTTTTTATAAGTTCTCCTTTATTTACTTCTAAAATTATTTCTTCATTATTCATATCAACAAGATTATGTTGATATTCTATTAAGTTTATAAATGAATTATTTATACCTAATGATAATATTTTTTCTTTAATAGATGGTATTATTGTTAGATAAGATTTATATGTTGCATATTTAATATCTTTGCTATTTTCAGATGAACCGATAAATATTAATGAGTTACAATCATAAAAATAGTATGTTTGATTACCTTTATTAAAATATATATATACTATTTTTTTTGCTTTTGGATGATAATATTTGCATATACTTTCTTGTAAATTTTTTTTAAAAATATTATACTCTTTGTCACTTAAAATTTTAATTGGTTTTGGTATTTGTTTTCCAAGATAATCATTATTTATAATAAATTGGTTTAATTTCAAATAATATGAATATTTATCATATTTTATGTTACCTCCTGATTTTTTTTCTAAATTATTTATAAAATCATTAACATAGTTTCTTAAATTTAATTTAGAATTAATATAATATCTTTTATTAAATTTTAATAATATTTTTTTAATTCTAGTCTTATTTTTTTCATCTACTTTAATTTGTTTTTTAACATCTTTCATATATTCTAAACTATCGTTTATTTTAATCTTACTAATACTAATTTCAAGTTTATTTAAATCATTAGATGAGTATTTATGACTATCTGGTTTTATTTTACATTTAATACATTTTCCACCATCGTCTAATTCATGAATATTTCCATCTAGACAATAATTTTTTGTTAGTTTTTTTAAATAATTTACCCTAATATTTTCAAAAATTTTAGAATCATCTTTTTCAGTTGTTGTATTATTGTATTTTTTATATAAAACATTAAAATCAGTCTTACATTTTTTACAGATTAAGTTATCATTTACATATTCCCAATTATGTAATTTACCATCAGGACAGTTACTAAACTCATCGTAATTTAATATATTATATTTAAAATTAGTATTATCCAATTTAAAAGTATCTTGGCATTTTTCTGATGTATATTTATATGAAGTAACTTCAGATTTTGTAGGGTCAATAAATAAATCATCTATATTATCATTAAATTTTTCAATCATTAGATTATTAATTTTTTTTGTAACAAAACTAATTTTATTATTTTTTTTCCTAATCATACTTTTACTCCTCTCTTCTATTTTATTTAATATACTTTTATCATTAAAAACAGTATTTAATTTAGACATAAATTTTTGAGATAAAATTTCATACAAGTAATTTCCTTCTAATGATTTTACTTTTTCTGAAGTTGAAAAATAAGCTTCTAATATAGTATTAAAAATGTCAATAACTGTATAAATTAATATTTTTTGATAAATAGGGATTTTTTTACTGTCATAATTAACATCCATCCACATACTGTTATTAACGACAGTTCCAGACAACATGTATAATGTATAAGCAAATAATGGAATATCTTTAACTTTAATATTAGTTTTTTGATCAACCCTAATTTTAAGATCTCCATATAGAACATCTTTAAAACGATTAAAAAAGAAATAATTTAATTTCTTATCTTCTTTAATTTGAATAATCATACCATGGTTAATATCAGTTAAAATAAATAAAATTAAGTAGGATATAATATTGTTAAATTTTAAAAGTTTCAATTTATCTGTATCATCACTTCTTGTTACAAAAATACTATCTTCTAATTTGAAGAAAATTAGATTACTTAGATTATTGTTGTACCTAGTACTAACCACTTTCTTTTCTTTTTCCCCAATCATTTTAATAAAATTAGAATGAAGAATAATACTATCTAATACGTTTTTAATTATAAGTTTTCTCCTTAATCTAATATCAGGTAGAGTTCCTAATAAACTAGTAATATTTAAAACGTTAGCAATTCTTTCTAAATTTTTCATAGAATTCTTGATAGTTTTATTTAATTGAATATATTTAGGAATTTCTTCTAAATTTTGTTGAACAGCAAGACTTGTGGTAAGAAACATATCTAATTCTTTAACATAAGTACCTTCGAAAACATATTTACTTAATTTTAAATATTCTCCACAACTTTTACAAATGAAATCACCTCTTTGATTCTCACGAACATATTTTTTAACAAAATCATAAATAGCTTGGTTCTTTTTATCTGAATCTTTTCTAGGTATTTTTTTAATATCTTCCCATTTAATATAGTGATGACAAATAGCATTATCATCTTTATCTATGTCAATATTATCATCTACTTCTCGTATATTAATCTTTTTTATATAAGATGTGTCTAATCTTTTATTAATAGTAGGTAATCTAATTATCATATCATCTGAAATTTTAGTATCTCTTATAGGTGTTTTAATATTAGGAATTTTCTTATATAAATCAAAAATTAGGTTCATAAAAATCTCTTTATTTAATTCTAAATCAACAACTTGTTTATTAATTTTTTCTATAAAATTTTTAATTAACCAAGCAGATATATTCTTTTTACTTTTAGTCAAGTTGTAAATTTTATTCACTATATTTTTATAATAATTCATAAAAGCTTCTTCTATCATAATTTTTAATTTATCCTTCTTTTTTGATAAATTTTGATAAGAAGATAATTCTATATTATCCTTTGATATATCAAATAACCAGTAATATAATTTTGTTTTATCAAATTTCTTTTTATTAAAGTTTTCATTTAACATTTTAGAAAAACTTGCATATCCGTTACTATTATCAAATTTAGTTCTTACATCTATCAAATCTTTTGTATTAAAACAGTTTAAATTTATACCAGATGGATTAAATACTATACCTACCATATTACTATCCATTGAACTATTAGTACCTCTTGTTTCAATATTAACATTTTTTGTTAAATTATCTTTTTTAAAATTAGACTGACGTATAGCTCTGATTGTTTGCGATGGTCTTATTTTAAAACCATCTCCTTTAATTGTTTTATAGTTAAGATAAGCATATCTTCTAATATTTTCTAAATCAATTAATAAATCTAAATCATCTGTTTTTTCGGACAAGAGTAATTTTTGAATAATTTTTAAATCTTCAGTGTCATTATAAAGAACAGCATCTTTTGAAGATAATTGTTTATAAAATAAATCCCTTATCTTCTTTTTCTCTAGAGGTTTTTCATCTAAACTTTTATCATATAAACTTTGAACTTTAAAAAATTTTTGTACAATATATTTAATTTTAGTTGCATCACGATCTTTAAATTCTTTAGTTTCAAATTCATATTTTTCATTATCACGATGATATTTTAAAAAATCTTGACTAATTGGAATAAAAATATTATCAGTAAAAATATAATCTAATATTTCTTCTTTATTTTCTAAATATATTTCTTCTTTAGCAACATAATCTTCTAAGTACTGATATAAATCTTTTGCCATCTTAGGATTTAAATTTTCTTTGGCAAGAAAATTTTGTATAATAGTAAAATCAGCAATTTTATTACTTTTTGAAACTACAATTTCAATAAATTTATATTCTGCACTATCTTTTTCTTTTTTACTTAAAATATCAATAATATTTTCACGATCCATATTAAGATAAATTAATCGAAAAATAATAGTTTTTACTATATTGTGATAGTTGTTTTTAATTAAGAAAAAACTTTCAAAATAATCCTCACCTAATAATTTCATTATAGTTGTAATATTTTCATATTTAATTGGTGCATTATTTATTACTATTTTTATTCTATCTATTGTTTTAAATTCTAATAGACCTAATAAATTTTTAATATCTGAAAAATAATTTATTATTATAGAATTATTTTCAGAATCATAAAAATTAGGTATAATTCTATTAGTATCCTTTTGATTTTTAGAAATTTCAATTACATTAGTAATAAATAAGTCGCGTCCACCTTTATAATAATAACCAATTGATAAGAAAATATAATATGCTAAATATCTTATAATAATATCATTTAACATTTTTTTATCACTTTCTTTTATAGTCTTTTTTAATTTATCATCTATCATTTTACTATTTTTATCATAAAAATCAAATATAGTCTTGTTAATCTCCGGTTGAAATTTAACAAAATTAGGTTCTTTTTGAATTTTTTTTATTAAGTTTTTTTCTTCTAAATAAACATTAAATTTATTTAAAATTTCTTCTAATAATGTGTCTAAATTATTAATAAACATAATATATTAATATATATTGGAAAATATATTTCCATTTTTTTTTTTGATTTAAAAATATTGAATATTATAATTTTTTTTTTCTAAATCTATTATATATGTCTGATTTAAATGACTTTTTAAATAGTATTTCTAGTATATCTTCTGAAACTATTGATTTACCAAAATGGATTAGAATAAAACAAATAGGATCATCTAATAGTGAAGTTAATTCAGAAACTTCTGCCGCAAACACAGAAATGAATCAAGTCGCTCCTTCAACTACATCTGAAGATGTTTCAGCTACATCTGATAATAATCAAACTGCTTTGAATGACGTTGAATCATCACCAACTTCTGTAGAGGCTAAAGATGAAGATGGTTCTTCAACATCTGATAGCGAAAAAGAAGGTCAAACTGGTGGTAATATTTCAAAACTTTTACAAATGTTATCTTCTGAATCTGATACTGAAATGAACCTTTCTACTGCAACTGAACAATTAGAAGACCAACTCAAAGCTTTATTACAAGCAGGAGGTGCTATGAAAAAAAAAGCTAGCAAGAAATCTAAAAAAACTAGCAAGAAATCTAAAAAAGCTAACAAGAAATCTAAAAAAACTAGCAAGAAATCTAAAAAAGCTAACAAGAAATCTAAAAAAACTAGCAAGAAATCTAAAAAAGCTAACAAGAAATCTAAAAAATCTAGCAAGAAATCTAAAAGAAAAATGAAAAGTGAAGAATCAACTGTTGAAAACGAAGCTTCTACACAAACTTCTGAACCAGAACCTGAAGCAAAACCGGAACCAGTTAAACCTAAAAAAAAGAGAACACCTTCACCTGGATTCCTTGCTTTTCTTGATTTGAAGAAGCATGTTGCAGAAAAATTAGGAATACCTAATGGAGCACCAGCAGCAAAAGTAGCATCTGATGTTAAAAAAGAAACTGTTGAAAAATTCCCTGAATTAGTTGAAAAAGGTTCAGTTGATATAATGAAAAAAGCAAAGGAATACTTTGATAAAAATATCGAAAAATTTAAAAAAACGATCTAAATAAATTAATATTATTTTTCTGTTAATAATGATAATATTAACCTCTTATTATAGTCATCAGTAGGATATTTGTTCATATCAGCATAGTCTATTAATTCATTTAATTTATAGGTATAATCTACATTACCTTTCCAATATAATTTTAGATCATTAATATTTAATATAGATTTTCCAAAAGTATATTCATTTATTTTATTTAAATTATATAAATACTTATATAACTCATCTTTTGTTCCAATAAAAATAGGGTGTTGTTTTTCATAAATATATCTTAAATACATAGAATTACCATCATCACGATAATCGTTTAAAAATTGTCTAATTGTTGGGTCTATTATAATATCATTAATTTGTAAATAACAATGGTCCTCGTAATATTTACCATATCCAATAGTTGATTTCATTATTTTAACATTATAATCTTTATAGTAATATCCTAATATATAACTAGCTAGTCCACAATTATAAGTACCTTCAAAATATCGCTCTAAATTATTGCTGATTTTTTTTCTTTTAGGATGAAATATATCTGAAATAACGCTTTTATCAAAAATTATCATATTTTTAACCATATTATGAAAATTATTTTTTGCAATTAATGATATAGTATTCATATACTATATCATTAATAAAGTTTTTTTTCAGTTTTTATCGTAATTAACAGTAGTATCGTCAATTATTTCAACAAAAGGATAGTTTCTAGTGTTAGATCTTTTATTTTGAAACTGATATTTTGTATCAAATGAGTCAAAAGCTTGTGATACTCCAACATCTACATAATATATCCTATCATTGCACATAGTATTAATTCCTTTTAACATTTGTGGTGTATGACCAATAAATATTCTTTCAATTTTGTGATTAGTTGTAGTTCCTAATAAATTAGTTAGAACACCACTATCAAAAACAGAATGACATATTTCTTCTACTTTATCTTGGTTTAAATTTCTATTAAGATTTCCTAGTAATCTTGTCCAATAAGGAGATGTTTTTGCGTTTATCAATAATTCATTATACTTATTTTTATCTTTTAATTTATCAAATAAATATAATGCTACTATTCTATTTATATCATTAACATTATATTTTTTAGCAATATCTGGAACTATACCTGCATGAATAAATAAATTCTTTCCTATTACTAAAGCTGTTTTTCTAGTACAAGCAAGAAAATTAGCAATTTTATTTCCTGGTTTAAACTCTTCTTTTCTTCTTGCTACACCATCTTGAATAGTTCCGTCTTTAGAAAATTCTAATAAATTTTTTCTAGAAACATATCTAAAATCACCGTCTACATTCATAACTTCATGATTACCTAGTATACTATATACTGCACCTCCTACTTTAATGGCTTGATTATGTAAATCAGTAAAATATTCTAAAATTTTTATATCTGATGCTTCATCATTAATAGTAGCACCATCCATATGACAAGGACCTCTATCTAATCTGCATCTGTCAACTTGATCTCCTAATTGAACTAAAATTGTTTCACCACCTATCCATTTTTTATGATCGTTAGGATCTATTAATTTAGCTTTTAATAAAGATTTTGTGGTAGCATTCCAATCTCCATGAAGGTCTCCTAATACTACTATTCTATGTGGAGCTTCTTTTATAACTCCAATAGATGATTCATTTGGAAAATTACTACAACGTTCTTCCCAAACTTCTGAATATAGATTATAAATTTTTTCTATATCTTCTTTGTTCATTAACAAAATATAGAAAAAAAATATTAGATTATTTTAAAATGATGCAAAATCATTTCCTCCGTATCCAACAACAGCATTAATATTATTAGCTTTACATCTATGAGCCTCTGCTTCTTCCATAACAACAGGAGCTTCTTCCATGACAGGAGCTTCTTCCATGACAGGTGCTTCTTCCATGACAGGTGCTTCTTCCATGACAGGTGCTTCTTCCATGACAGGTGCGTGTTCTTCTTCTTCCATGTGACCCATGGGTTCTTCTTCCATAACCATTTCTTCCATGTTATCACCTTCAAACATTTCTGAATCTTCAGACATTTCTGCTAAAGTTTCTGATTCATCTCCTTCAAACATTTCTGATTCAGGTAAGACCATTTCTTCCTCTTCTAACATTTCAGAGTCTTTTACAACAATATCCTTATCCATAACTGCATCCATAATTATATCATTGGTTTGATACATTGATAAGGTTTGCATTGAAACAACTAAAGCAACAGTTGCAACAATAGCTACAGAACTATTTTTTGAGGACATGTATGCTATTAAGAACATAATAACTAATTTAAAAGCATAATTATCAAAAAGCATAGCAACATTTCTAGGTAATTTAGGAGCAGCAAGACCTGCGTATAATACTAAAAACAAACCAACACTAGCAGAAACTGTAGCATTTTCATCTAATTTAGATAAAACTTTATTCAAAGAATCCATATATTATAATTTAGATATATTTTTTATAGTTAAATAAAAAATTTGATAAATAAATACTAATTAATATATTAATGACCAAATTAACCAAAAAAGGTTATTTGATTAAAAAAAAAGAGAAAAATGCTAAACTTATCGAAGAATTAAAAAATGAGCTAACTGTTTCTCCTAAAAATTATTATACTGGAACTGTTAAACAAGAAAAAGTTATTTTTAATGTGTACCAAGAAGATGATAAATATCTATATATTCCAAAATATTATGGTTTACAAAAATTAGGTAATCCTAAGAAAAATAAAGAAAAAGAAGGGAAAGCTATTAATATTAAATTTAAAGGTAAATTACGTGATTATCAAGATAGTATAGTTAAAAAATCCATTAAATATATGAATGAAAAAGATGGTGGGTTAATTTCATTAGGATGTGGACAAGGTAAATGTTTAGGTTACGATACAAAAATAGTTATGTATGATGGATCTCTCAAAGCAGTACAAGATATTGTTGTGGGAGATATTATAATGGGAGATGACGGAACACCTAGAAATATTTTAACAATTACATCTGGAAAAGAAAAGATGTATCGTATAAACCAATCTAATGGAATGTCTTATACGGTGAATAGTAGTCATATATTATCATTAAAAGATTTAAATAATCATATTATAGATATTAAATTATTAGATTATCTCAATATGATACCTAAAGAAAGAAAGAAATTATTTGGTTTTCAAGCAAGTTTTGATTATATAGATAATGAATTTCTTTCTGATGATATTTTAGCTGAAATTGTAAATAGTTTAGAGACTATTGATTTTATTCCAAGTGAGTTATTATATTCATCATTAGATAGTAGACATCAATTTATTTCTTTCCTAATAGTATTATATGGAAATAAAATAACTACACGTATGAAACCAAAAGTCTTTCAACAAGTTATGTCTGTTATTAGATCTGTTGGATATAAATGTACGGTTAAAAATAATAGCTTGTATTTTAAAAAAAATGATAGTCTGAGTAAACTAACAATTGATGAATTAGAGGTGGATACTTATTATGGTTTTACTATTGATGGAAATCATAGGTTCCTATTAGAAGATTTTACTGTTACACATAATACAGTTATTGCCTTATATTTAGCTTGTCATTTTAAAGTAAAAACCTTAGTTATTGTTCATAAAACATTTTTATTAAATCAATGGTTAGAAAGAATTAAACAGTTTACTAATGCAAGTGTAGGTATTATTCAACAAAAAAAAGTAGAAACAGATAATATGATAGTAGTTGGTATGTTACAATCTATAGCAAAAGATAAATATAGTTCTAAAGTATTCAAGGATTTTGGATTGGTAATTTTTGATGAAGCTCATCATGCACCTTCACAATATTTTAGTCAAGCCTTACCTTTAATTGCGTGTAAGAAAACATTAGCCCTGAGTGCAACACCTAAAAGAATGGATGGTTTAGAAAAGATTCTTAATTGGTATTTTGGTGAAATGATTTATGAAAGTAATAGAGTTAATCATAAAGATGTGATGGTAAATATTATAGATTACACTATTAACGATAAAATGTTTAGAGAATATAAACTACCTTTTAATGGAAAAATTAATAAACCTAAATCTATTACAAATTTAGTTAGAATAGGAAAAAGAAATGAATTTATAATGGAAGTAATTAAAAATCTGTATGAAAACAAACATCGACAAATTTTAGTTTTAAGTGATAGAATTGAACATCTTAAAACTATAGAAGAAATGATACTAACATTTTATAAAGATTTTAGTTATGGTTATTATATAGGTGGTATGAAACAATCAAAGTTAGATGATAGTGCAAAACAAAGAATAATTCTTGCTAGTTACGGAATGGCTGCAGAAGCTCTAGATATTCCTTCATTAAACACTTTAGTTATGACAACTCCTAGAAGTTCTGTTGAACAATCAGTAGGAAGAATTATTAGAAAAAAAAGTAAAAAAGTCAAACCATTAATAGTTGACATAGTAGATAATCTTCCTAGTTTTGTTAACCAATCTAAGAATAGACTTAGATTATATAAAAAGAAGGAATATTATATTGAAAAGAAAGTGTATGTTGATAATGTTTTAAAAAATACTATTGATATTAGTGATATAAAAATATCAACAGTTAAATTCAATCCAGATACAGTTGGTTTTGTTTAATGACATCTTTTAAAAGTTCTCCTATGATAATCAGATGGACCGTGTTCCTCTAAACCAATTAGATGTTTTTTAGTTCCGTAACCTTTATTTTTTAACAAATCATATTTATCATTCATTTCAGGATTATTTTCTACATATTTATTTATAGATATATCATGTTCTTCTTTAGCTAAAATTGATGCAGCAGAAATACTAAGATATTTATCATCACCTTTAATAATAGAATGGCTTGGTACATCAAAACATCCCTCCCATCTTACTCCATCTATTATTAATAATTCTAAGGTCATATCTTTTTTAAGTTTAGTTTCTAAATTATCAACAGCTCTTTTCATTGCTAATTTAGTTGCTTCTAAAATATTTATTTCATCAATTTCTATATTAGATGCACTCCCAATACCATAAAATTTTAAATTTTTAACAAGAAAATCATAAGCAATTTTTCTTCTTTTAGGAGTTAATTTTTTACTATCTTTAATAAATTTAATTTCTTCTTGATTCTCTAAATTTTTATCCCAAATTACTGCGGCTGCATATACGGGTCCACATAAAGGACCTCTGCCTGCTTCATCTATACCCGCTTCTAACATATCACTAAAATTAGATTCCATTAAGATAATAGTATTTTAATTCTTAAAATTGTTTTATTTGTTTGAAAATTATATTAATATTACTAATTAAAATATATCCATGCTTTTTAGATTTATTAATTATATTATAGGTAGTATTATCTTCATTAAAATTATTTTCTATAGGTATTTTATCTAAAAAAGCTCCTCCTGTTCCTGTAATATATTGTAATATATTTTTATTGTTAAATGTTACAACTCCTTTTTGGTAATTGTGTATATGCGAACCAATATATATAATATCAGGATAGTTAAAAGAAAAAATAAAATTTCTTAAATTTTCTAGTAAATATATTTTATCTTTATTTTTTTTAAATTTAGCACCAAATATAGGATGATGTCCTATAAATATTATTTTTTTATATTTGGAAGAATTAATAAACTTTCTTACAACGGTCTCTTGTTTGTCTATAAAATCTTTAACTGTTTTAATATTGTTAGAAAAACTTAGTAATTTATAACTTTTAGGTATTTCATCATCTGGTTTTAGTTTATATATTGTTGTATCAATATATATAATAATAATTTCATCCAATTTCTTAAAAATTGGACCATTGTATAAAATAATATTTGGACTATTTAGTTGTACCTGATATTTTAAACTTTCGTAATCTTCAATATCATGATTACCAAATATTATATATTTAGTAATATTTTGTGGTAGTAAATTAAATCCAAGGCTAATTCTATTTTTGTCAAAAAAAATGTTATTCGGTTGATAATAATTATCTCCTCCAATGGATAAAAATGAAAGATTTTCTTTAATAATTTGTTCTAATATTTTTTTTATAATTAAAATATTATTATATTCATTCCAACATCCAAAATGAGCAATACTCATATTATTAAATTAATTTATAAATTAATTTAGCAATATAAAAAAATTATTCTACATTAATAGTATCTTGTTCTAGTGTTTGTGGTTTACCATTACGGTTGTACCTGTAATAAGTACCAGAAAAAGTATCATCTAATTTAAAATTCTTGTGTTGATCTTCAGATAGAAGAACATCAATAGATGCTTTAGTATCAACAGTAAGATCTCCACAGTTTAGATACTCGTCATTTTTACGATATAGTTTGTAATAGAGTACTTCGCCTTGAGTATTCTTTTCTACCCATTCAGTATGAGCTGTTTTAACTTTATCGTACTCGGTACTTTTTGTAAGTCCTTCTAGTTTAAAGAAGACCTTGTAGTGAGCAAATTTAACATTTAGTTGTTCTTTGTTGTTCTTTTTAAGGAGTTTGAGGGCTTCAAGTGCATTATCTTTAGTATCAAAAGTAAGGAATACTGCTTGATTTTGAGTTGTGGCACTTTCTTGTAGACCAGTTAGGTCTTCTAGACTTTTAACATCAAAACTATCGTCTCTTAGTTTTAAGACAAGAGTTCTACCAGATTTTCTTAGGAAACGTTTCTTTGTGTTTTGATTAGTTTCGGACATATTCTTACAATCTAAGGCAATTTATTTTTAAATCAATTTTTTTATTATTTTAAAATAATAAAAAAAAGTAAAATATAAAATTCTTGCATAGAATTTTATTGTTATTTTCAATTTTTTTACAATATTTTTATTAAATCATTATGAATAAACTTATTTAATTCAGATATTACAATGTGTTTATTATATAAGTTTAATCTTTTTAGTTCAGATATAACTGTGTTATTTGCAGGTTCATTTTTTTTTTTATAAATAGTAATATTTTTTACTAAACTAGTAATTAATATTTTTTTTAAAAACATGTTAAGTATTTTTTTTAAAAACGGTATATTATTAATTATATTGTAATTAAATTTTTTAGTAACTAATATATCAGTATAATATTCAATTATATAAGTTACAGTGTATCTATTATTAAGATAATCTAAAATATAAAAATTATTATACGAATTCATTAATGATATATCGCTATCTATTTTATCTTTGTTTAATAATGTTTGATGTAAGAAAAAATTAATTAATTTTATTTCATCGGAATTCATTTTAGATAATAAAATTTTAATCAGAGTATTTAAATAAAACACATCAAACAATGTATAATTAATTAATTCTTTAGACATATCATTAACATCAACAATGATATTATATATTGGACCCATTTTTTCTTCATTGTCAATTAAATTTTTATAAATATTTTCATTAATTAGACCGAATTTTAATATTAAAAGATATATTTTACATTTTTTATTTTCAATATTATCTCTAATATTCAAATATTCACAAATGAATTTAGTATCATAAAAATTATTAGTAAATTTTTCTTTTTCCATCTTATTATCAAAAAAATCATCAAATAAGTATTTTATATCTAATGACTCAGCACCATGTAAAATTTTTAGACAATTAGTATTAAAAAAAATATTTTTTAGTTTTAATTTCAATTTATTATTAATTTTAGATGGATCAAACATTATTATAAATTCATCCATATAATTTAATTGTATTAATGCTACTTGTCTAACATCATTTACTCTATTAAATTCAAAGTCTATTCCTAAATAAAAAGGTTTATCATTATTCATTATATTAAAAAAATTATTTAATTCTTCTAACATATTATCTTTTATTATGTAAATATCTATTGATGTTTTATTATTTTTATACTCGTTGTAATAGTTATCAAATTTTATTGACAAATTTTTAACAACATTTATAGTCATAATTAACTGGTTTTAGATTAATTTTTTTATGATTCAATAGTTTTATATTATTTTCTTCTAAAATGTCATGATCTGTTTCTATTATATATTCACCTAAATCTTGATTAATGTGTCTTAACATATTTTTTATTCCATTATTATTTTTAACACTTATTTCAAAATAATCAATTTTATATTTTTCAATAAGCTCTTTTACCATATTAACACTAACTCTAATCTCATTTGTTAAATCTAATTTATTACCAAATAAATAAATTTTATAATAGGAATGATTATAATGACTAATTTCTTTTAACCATTTTTCTAAATTTTTGAAGCTTTTTATATCAGTTAAATCGAAGCCTAAAAGAAAAACAGTTGCGTCTCTATAATATGATTGAACTATTGATTGATATAATTCTTGTCCAGCTGTATCATATAGATACCATAATATTTTTATAGATTCTTTGGAAGTAATAACATCAAAATCTTTTGACATAAAGTCAACACCAACTGTATTAATTGATATATACTCAAATAAATCATATTTTAGTCTGGTACAAAAAGAAGTTTTTCCTATATAACTATCTCCTAATAAACATATTTTTACTTTATAAGTACTCATTAAACTTAATTATAAATTAATTTTTTATATTAAAGTTAATATTAGTTTTTCTAATCATTCTTAACTCCAAAAAGTTCTTCCTCTGAAGATACTGTTTCAAATATTTCTTCAGATAAACCAGAATCCGTTTGTACAGATTCTTCAGATGATTCTATAGGTGATTCTACAGATTCAAAATAATCAAATGAATTATTAGATTCAAAACCTGAATTATCTAATTTTGTTTCTTCTTTTGGTTCTAAATTATTTAGTAATTTTATCATATTATCTCTCTCTTTTTTCATCATCGTTTTATATTTTTGTTGACTACAATTATTATACCATTTTTCTGTTACTTTAATTAACTCATCTCGTTTCATTCTAAAATGTAATTTAGTAAACTCTTCAAGACCTTTGACTGGATTAGTAATTTTATCATTAATAGCCCATCTTATCGTTTCTAATTCTCTAATTTCACTATATTCTTTTGATTTTTTATCTCCTTTAGAAGTGCCACGTTCTGATTCCCATCCAGGTTCATTAAAATATGGCTCATTAATAAAAATTAATGATTGAATAGAAATTAGCAATTGTAAAGTAGTTGATAATTCTGGATTCCAAGATTCTCCTTGTTCTCCTCTCCAAGTACCTAATAATGAAAGACATACCTTACCACTATTATAGAGATTTGGATTAAATCTAACAGTACCATCTCCAGTTGTCATTAGATTAATTTTAGGATTACTAGTAGGATAATTATTTGGATAATACATATGAAATTCAAATATACCATTATGGTAAGGAGTTCCTTCAGGTCCAGTAATGAAAACACTAGAGTAGTTCATACAATCATTACTAATTCTCATAAGAATACTAGTATCCCAATTTACAGGTAAACTAGAACGCAAGCTTTGATTTTCAGTCATAATTCTAATCATAGCTTTTTTTGAAGGACAGTACTTTTCTTTACTATAATGATAATAACTAGGAACATCTTCTTCACCAAACTGATGTTTCATAACCATCTCTTCGTATTTTTCTTTCATACTGACAACCATTTTATCAACTTTAAAAATTACTTTAATATTTTGGTTAACTTGATCTATTAATTTTATAAAATCTTTAGTTTTATCATCATTAACTTCATCTTGTTCAGTTAAATTTTTAATATTGTCATAAAAATTATTAAGAATGACTTTGGTTTTCGAGTTTACACTTATACTATCATGCTCAATTAATTTACCAATTATTTTAAAACTAATAATATAATTATCAATATGTTCTAAATATTCTAAAATATTAATAGAATTTGTAAAATTATTACAATACTTTTGAACAATACTCTTTTCAAAATTTTTAATAAATTTATTTGGATTTTTAGTAAAATACTCTAAAATTTCAGTTAGAATATTACATTTTTCCTTTACACGATTAGTTCTATTCTTATAAAAATTTTTAATATCCCATTTACTTGTACCTTCATGACCGTATCCTGTTCCTGCATCCCAGTATTTACTGGATTTCTTATTTTTTAAAGATACTTTATGAAAATCCAAATTAAAATCTATTACTTTTGGAGTTTTAATTCCACATACTTCTGCTAACATTGAATTTAATTTCTCAAAAACTCTATCAGTTTCCATATCTTTATTAATATATTCCTTAAGAGTTCCTATATTATCTGAATATTTATTCAAGAGAAATTCTAAACTTACAGTTGGGTTCCATTTATCAATTGTAAGATCTTCTAAATTATTTAATTGTAACATTACGTCTCTCCTTAAAATAGGTTCAACTAATCTTATTTTAGGAGGTATAAGTGGAAAAGCAGATGGGTCCAATTTTACTTCAAAATGAAATTTACCAACTTTATCATTGAACACAAACATATTCAAATTATAAATAGAATCTTCAATTGGTTGATAGTAATCTTTATAATCATAGTTTTTGTTAATTTTGTCTAATTCATGATAAATCATCTGAAATATTTGTTTAGGTGTAGATAGTAATTCTTTAGGAACTTCTTTAGAGACCTCAGATAAACTACACATATTTTCTTCTAATTTATTCTTTTTTAATTTACATTTAATATTAATTTTTTTTCTTCCTATATTAAAAATATTTTTAGAAATCTCTTCTTTTTTTTCTAATTCTTTAGAAATATTTGAATTATTTTCAATAAACTCTAAAATATCATTTAAACTTGTAAAATTCTTTTTAAGACTTGAAATTGATAGATTTACATTTTCAGGTTCATGAAAATAATACAATTTATTAGATATTATATGATATATTGAATATACTTCACTTGATGTATTATTTAATATTTTAAAGAGAATGTAATCAGATTCCTTTTCTTCATCTAAAATTATATATTGTTTTGACAATTCCATTATAATTATTTTAATGATTTATTATCAATTTTTTAATTAGCTATGTGATGATTTCACAAAATATTATATCTTTTTTAATTCACTTTAGTGAATAATTTCACAAAATATAAAAAAATTGATAATAACAATAAAATTCTATGCAAGAATTTTATATTTTCTTTTTTTTATAATTATTAAAATTATAAAAAAATTGATATAAACTCAAAATAATATATTATATTATAATGAATACCTTACCGTGGGTTGAAAAATATCGTCCAACATCATTAGATATGATTAAGGGTCAAGATACAAATATAGAATGTTTGGAAAAATTAATAGAAAACAAATCTTTACCACATTTATTATTTTATGGTAATTCTGGTACTGGTAAAACTTCTACTATTATGTCAATAATAAATAAATTATTTGGGAAAAATAAAGCTTTTAGTCTTATGAAACTAGATGCTTCTGATGATAGAGGAATTAATAGTGTTAGAGAAGAAATCAAAGGATTTGCTGAAAAGAAAAACTTTTTTAATAAGAGTATCAAAATTATTATTCTAGACGAAGCAGATAATATGACTTTTGATGCTCAATTTGCTCTAAGAAGGATTATAGAAAGATATTCTGAAGGTACGCGATTTTGTCTAATTTGTAATTTTGAAAATAAAATAATTCCAGCCATAAAATCAAGATGTGCTAATTTTAAATTTAATCCAATTAATGAAGAAGTTATAGCTGAAAAGTTAGAAGAAATTTGTGTTAAAGAAAAAATTAAAATTAAACAAAAGTCTTTAAAAATTATTAGTAGTTTATCAAGTGGGGATATGAGAAAAGCAATTAATTTGTTACAATCTGTTTACTTAAAAGATAAAACATTAAAACAAAAATCTATTTATGAAACGGCAGGTATACCTTCTGATGTAACAATAAAGAAATTTTTAGTATTATTAAATAAAAAAATATCATTAGAAGAAAAAATAAATAAATGTAAATTTATATTAAATGATGGTTATTCATTATCTATAATTATCAAAACATTTTTCAAATATATTTACAAAAATAATCTATTAAAAGAAAATTTTTCTAAATTAATATCAGATTTATCTGACCTGGAAAATAATATAGCTAAATCTACATTTGCTGATATATATTTTGCATCTTTCATTTGTATTATTTTAAGATATAATTATTATAAGATATAATTATTATAAGTTATAATTATTATAAATTAGTAATATAATATCCTAATTTTAAAAACTGGATATATTCATCACATCCTTTTATAAGATTTTGATCGATTTCCATTAATTTAATTATAATCATACATTTTCCTTCATCTGTTAGTTTTTTATTGGATATAATTAAATTTTTAATATTAACCATTTGATTTACTAAAGAATAACCTTCATTAAAAAATCCTTGAGTAAATTCAAAGACTAATACGTCCTTTTTATTAATACAATCAGATAACCAGTTTCTTAACCTATCTAAACTTATATATCCAGCTAATTCGTCTAATGTTATATTAGATGAAATGGAATAAAATTTTTGTAGTGAATTTATTGCTTTTCTTAAATCTCCTCTAGAAATATCTATAATTTTATTGATATCATCATCTTTTATTTTAACATTTTCTAATTCGCTAATATCTTTTAATCTATTAAAAATTAAAGATTTTTCAATTGGTTTAAAACGGAATAAACTACATCTAGAAACAATAGGGTCTATTATTTTATTATGATAATTACAAATAATACAGAATCTAGTTATATACGAGTATTCTTCCATAATTCTTCTAAGAGCACATTGTGACTCTCCTGTCATACTGTCAGCTTCATCTAAAATTATTAGCTTCCATTTAGGTATCGATTTATTTTTAGAATTAACTGAAAATTTAGCATATTTTTTAATTTTATCTCGAATTACAGAAATTCCTCTTTCATCAGATGCATTTAATTCAATTGTTCTTTTATCAAATTCCTCTTTAAAAATATCTCTAGCTAAAGCTAATATAGTAGATGTTTTACCACAACCAGATGGGCCAAAAAATATTAAATGAGGGATGTTTTTTTCTTTAGCTACATTCTTTAAACTATTGATAACGTTTTTTTGTGATGTAACTTTCTTTAAAGTATTAGGGCGATATTTCTCTACCCATGATTTACTTGTTGAGTTAAACATTAATTAAGAATATGATATACTCTTAAGTAATATTTATCAATTTTTTTTTATCATTTATCAATTTTTTTTATATTATTTCCAATTTTTTTCTAATTAAAATTTAAAAAATATAACCTATATTAATGTTAAAAAAAAAAATTTGGTATGAAAATCCAACAGTTTTACTAAAAAGTTGGAATATGGTACCATTTACCAAAAATATAACAGAAAATTCTAATAGTTTAGCAAGATTAGCAATAATAATAATAGTATTAATTAACATGTCAAATGTATCTCAAACATATCATAGTATTCCTGTTATATTATTAATTTTTTCTTTTATAATGAAACCAGTAGAAAAATTTACAATAGCAAAAAGAAAATATAAAAAATGTAGATTTCCAACTAAGGAAAACCCTTTTATGAATTTTACAGTTGGTGAGCATATTAAAAATCCTAAAGCAAAACCTGCATGTCCAAGAGATGAAGAAGTAAAAAAAGCATGTCGAGATTCATTTTTAGAGGGAAAGAAAGATTATAATGTAACTGATTTTTTTAATAGGAATCATAGTGATTTAGCATTTTATACTATGCCAGTCACAACTATTGTTAACGACCAAACCGGTTTTGCTAAAAAATTATTTGGTGAGGGTGGATTATGTAGGAGTTATGGTAAGAATTGTCTTAAAAATATAGATAACAAGTATCATCGTTCAAGATTTTACTATAGATATTACTAAATATTATTATTATTTAAAAAATATATAATAATATTATTATATATTATATATGGCTGATTTTAATTCAAAAAAAAAATTTTATGAAAATAAAGATGTTATGTTTGATTACAGTGTTTCAAATAATAAAAGCATAAATACAGAAAATCAACTTAGAAGCTTAAAAATTAATGATAATAAAAAAAAATTTAAAAATAAAAGATTAACTAGCTATGGTAATTTTACAGCAGGTAGAGGTTTTGGAAATTTAGATGCTAATAATATAATTAGAACAGGTACAGATAGTAGAACTGATAAAAAAACCTATTCTACTAAAATGGAAAGTAATCTGAATAATAGATTTGATTATTTATTTGATGATAGAAAACAACAAGTACATGCTAATGTAAATTTTAATATGGGAGGAGAATCTACTAGAGTTCAACAATTAAACAGTGATTGTATTTTTAAATATAAAAAAACAGATTTAGTTGAAGAACCTAAAGATATTAAAGATAAAAAAAAATTTAATTTTAAATATTAAATAATCTAAAAAAGAAAAATCTTTAATATATAATATGGAACTTGAAAATCAAGATAATATTTATCTTAAAAAAGCATTAAAGTATTTTTTAAAATTAAAAGAAAATGAAACAAATGATAAAAAAGGTGTAGGATTTGCTAATAAAAGTTTATCTTACTTGAATCAAATAAAAAATAAAGCAAAGTACAATGAGATTATAAATGAAACGGAAGATTATTGTAATAATTATATTAAATATTCAGCAGTACCAATTGTAAATATTAAAAAAACATTAGAATATAATGAAATTTTTGATATAATTAAAAAAGGAGATTTAGCAGCATTTGATAATATAACGTTAAATCCAAAAGATTTGGTAAAAAATAACGGAGATGGTATGACACCTTTACATTTATGTGTAGAAGTAGGCGATACAACTATTTTAAAAAAATTACTAGATTACGATGTATCTATTAATACTATTAATAGTAAGGGAAATACTTTAATAGAATATGCTTGTTTATGCGGAGATCCAAATATGGTAAAATTTCTAACCAATCATGGTGCTTTAATTAAAAAAAATTTATTTTTAAGAGATAAACAAGTAAAAATTAAATTAAAAACAAATAATTTGGATAGTGCTTGTATATGTAAAATAATGTTAATGAACAGTTATAAAAAAAAAAAAAAATATGAATTCAAAGAGTTAAAAAAAAATATTAATTTTAATAGTTTATGTGGTTTTGGTAATTTTACTATTGAAAATTTATTAATAGGTATTAGTCATAGTATTGATGATATTTCGTTAAAAAATTATCTTGATATAGTTTTAGAAGAATTATCATATGATTTAAATGATGAACTTTTTTGCTATAAAAATAAAGTAGAAGTATTAATTTATAATTTGGTACCATTTATAGAATATGAATTTAATATTACTCAAGAAAATGTATTTTTAATGGAATTATATTTTTTAAAAAAAAGGTATAGTAAAAAATGTTTAATAGACATCTTATTTGATAGATATGTTGGAAATTTAGTTCCTGAAGATTTTATAGGAGTTCAAATAAAAAAAATTATAAATAAATTTTAAACCTTTAAAAATATTTTTTTCTAAATATTATTATATATGTCATTTAACAGATTAGATTATGATAAATGTGCTTACGCTCAAAAATTAACTGAAAGTACTTCTCCTTTATCTTACTTATTATTTAAAGGGAAATTTGAAAACAACAAAGATTGTCAGTTGTCCGCTCATGCTAATGATATGAGCCAACTTAATAAAACTATTGTTGAAAATGAATTATACAATCTTAATCGTACAGGTACTTTATGCTCAGCTAAAAAATATAATCCAACAGAAAAAGTAGCTGTTCCTAAACATTCACCTGCTAGGTTGTGCGAAAATATCCATCAATTAACACCATCTGGTTTACCTAAAATAACTTCTAATGGATTAAGTGGTAACTAAATAAATTTTAATATAAAAAGTTTTAAAAAATATTAAAATAAATTATAATCTTATAATTTATTTTTATCTCTTTAATTATATATGTCATTTAGTAGATTACCATATGATAAATGTGCTTACTCTCAAAAAATAAAAAGAAGTGTAACTCCTGGAAATTATAGACTTTACGGAGGATATGGTGAAAATGATAAACAATGTTTATCGTTAAACGCACCTATTAATTCTAATAACAGTGCTTCTTCAGTTAGACCACTTAATAATAATAACTTTGGAGTAGTCGTTAATGCTGAATCTCACTTAACTAACCGTAACATTCCTCATTCTGAATGTAATACAAAATCAACTGATACTGAACACACAAAAATGAAAGTTCACCACAAACCTTTGTGTGCTGAAACAGTTTCTACCGTTGATACTAGATTTACTCATCCTGTTGATACTTACCGTGGTATGTCATTAACTAACTTTCACATGAATCCACACTTACACGTTAATCCTCAAAACAACGTTCAATGTGATGCTCAACGTGAAGGATTTCACACTAGAGTTTGGGTAAAAGATAATTATCAAATCCCAAAACAAAATAAATGGGATACAGGAAAAGCTTTACCACCAAAACCAAAGGAAGCACCTAAAGCACCTAAATGTGATGTTAAATGTAGTAATTAAGTTATAAAAATAAGACAATAGTTTTAATTTAAAAATTTTTTCAAATTAATAGTAATATGAAAAAATTTAAATTATTTAATAATGATTATTATAAATTACTTAATGAAAGAAGAGAAGATAATATAAAGATTAGTTCAAATAATGAAGACAGAGTAAGAGGTTCTATCAAAAAACAAGCTAAGAGAAAAAGAAAAAAGAAGAAATCAAGTTTTTATAATCAATTTGATACATTAATGTTTAATAATAATGATAAAGAACCTACTAGTATTAATAGTGGGAAAGCTTTTAATCTATCGAGAGATTTAGATTTTAAAAATAATTATTCTAGATTTGCCACGCAAAATATGCATTATGGTATTGTAGATAAAGAACAATTTGTTCATGATAACATGCAACCTAATACTTCTAGAAGAGATTTTGAAGTTAATAATGGTTCATATCAAGATAGAAAACTACAAATCCATTCAGGAATGGATAATCATTACATGCATAAAAAAGAAGTTAAATCATTCTTTTTACCTAAACAAAATCTAACCAATATTCACGGAGCTCCTGTTAGAACAGATGAATTACAAACTAGATATATCCCTGATATGAAAAAAAATCACAGTGATTTACCTTTTGAGAATAAAGTAAAAATAATACCAGGTGTAAATGGAATGAATCAAGAAGGCAGAAATAAAGTTTATAGAATTTTACCTAAAACTGTAGATGAACTCAGATCAAAGAATGATCAAAAAATATCATATGATGCAAAAAAAATCCATGCTATCAAAAAGGGAGAAATGCGTGGACCTGATCCTACACTTACTAAATTTAAATTACCTGACCATCGTGAACAAAAATTCTCTGATTTGATACCTAATAAATCTTCTGTAGATAAACCTAAACTTAATGGTATGATTAAAAAACCAACTGGTAATAGAAGCACAATTAATAATTATGTTAGTCATGCTAAAAATACAAATAAAGGTGACGCACCCTCTAAAAATAAATCACAATGGAAGAAAACTAATAAAGTTACTTTTATGAATGATAGTCAAAGAAATGTTTCTAACGCTGTTAATAAGAAACAAACTAATAATAAAAAATCGTACACTGCATATAATACTCAAAGAGTAACTACAAATTATGAAGAAAAAGGTAATGCTCATAATAATAATATGGGAAGTTATGCTCATGACCCTAATAACATTCCATTGACAACTCTTAGAGAATTGATGATTCACAATGAAAACATTTTAGGAGCTCATAGTACAAACGGAAGTAAAGAATACACCTTTTCAAAAGATATGATTTTAGCAACTACTATAAGAGAAACTACTGCTGAAAATAATTATCGTTCTAATGTTCGTAATGAAAATGCGACATATAGTAAAAATCCAAATGATACTGCGAGAAAAACTATCAAAGAAACTACTGAAAAAAATAAATATAGCTCTAATGTTCGTAATAATGAACATGCTACTTATAGTAAAAATCCAAATGATACTGCGAGAAAAACTATCAAAGAAACTACTGAAAAAAATAAATATAGCTCTAATGTTCGTAATAATGAGCATGCTACTTATAGTAAAAACCCAAATGAGGCTGCTAGAAAAACTATTAGAGAAACGACTGAAAAAAATAAATATAGCTCCAATGTTCGTAATAATGATCAAGGTTCTTATATTAAAAATCCAAAAGATAAAACTAGACAAACAATTAGAGAAACTACTGAAAAAAATAACTACCAATCTAATGTTAATAATACTGACCATACAACATATTCTAAAAATCCAAAAGATAAAACTAGAACAACCATCAAACAAACTACAATTCATTCAACACCCCATATTAATATAGGAAATAGAGAAAGCACTGATTACGTTAGAACCAAAAATATGAAAGCTAAACCAACTGTTAAACAAACTACATTGCACTCTACACCTCATATGAATATTGGTAATAGAGAGAGTACTGATTATACTAGAGTCAAAAACATGAAAGCAAAACCTACTATTAAACAAACTACTATACATTCAACACCTCATATGAATATTGGTAATAGAGAAAGTACTGATTATGTAAGAACTAAAAATATGAAGGCTAAACCTACCATCAAACAAACAACTATACATTCTACTCCTCATATGAATATTGGTAATGTAGAAAGCACTGATTATATTAGAACTAAAAATATGAAGGCTAAACCAACAATCAAACAAACCACCTTACATTCTACACCACATATGAATGTTGGTAATATTGAAAGTACTGATTATATTAGAACTAAAAATATGAAGGCTAAACCAACAATCAGACAAACCACACTACATTCGACACCCCATATGAACATTGGTAATATTGAAAGTACTGATTATGCTAGAGCAAAGGATATGAAAGCAAGAACAACTATTAAAGAAACTACACATCTTAAAAATTATACAGGTGGATTAACAGGAGAAGTAGAGAAACCAAGAGAAAGAACTGATGCTGATAATATGTGTATTGATGATAGGCGTGAAATCTTGACTTACAATAGAACTCCTGGTGGAAAACATGATGGTCCACATGTTATTGATAAACGTACTTATGAATTAAAAGAACCTGTTCAAGTTGAAAGAGAATATATTAATAAACATAGACCTATTGATAGGAGTGTGTGTGATGAAGAATTAAATGCTATTTATTCTAGAAATAAAAATAAAGTTAAAAAAATAGAAAGTGACTACTATTTAAATTATGATTACATTAGTACATTAGATGAAAACCCATATGTAAATGATTTAATGCACCAAAAAAATAATTGCTAATTATAAATTATTTAAACTATAGTATATTATAGTAATAATGTCAATAATTTACAATACTACAGGTGAAGTAAATGATAATTATATACTTAAAGGAGTTAATCTCTATGATACAAAAGAGAGTGTGAAAATATATGATATTAATAAAAAAATGAATAAATTAGATAGTTACATTATGGCAGGTAATATACATAAACATGTTAGAAAAATAGTCCAACCTATGATAGAACCAGGTATGAAATTAAGTACCATAGCTAATCTTATTGAATCAACTACTAGACAATTAACAAATAATGTTGGTATTAATTTTGGAATAGGATTTCCAACAGGATTAAGTTTAAATGAATGTGCAGCTCATTACTCGCCTTTTAAAGATGGTAAAATTATTAATGATCTAATCTTTAGCAAAGATGATATTTTAAAGATAGACTTTGGTGTAGAAGTAAATGGGTACATTATTGATAGTGCTTTTACTGTTTATTTTGATCATAAATATGATATTCTTGCTAAAGCTGTCAAGGAAGCTACTAATAATGGTATAAGAAATATTGGATTAGATGTAGTTATTAATGATTGGGCACAAGATATATATGAAACTATGACATCTTACGAAATAGATGGAACGCCTATTAGTCCTATTACAAGTTTAGGTGGACACAATATTCTTCGAAGAATTATTCATGGTGGTATGTTTTTACCTTCTAAACCTATCAGTTATTATAACGAGAGTAATAGATTTAAGGAAGGAGTTTATGCTGTAGAAACATTTGGTAGCATGGGAACAGGAAATATAGATACAATTTATGATGAAAATTCTCTTTATAGTTTTAAAAAAGTTAATAGTAGTGTTAAAAGTAAATCAATGAATAATATTATTAAAAAATTATTCAAAAGTTTTAATACATTGCCATTTAGCAGTAGATTTTTAGATTTTCCTAAATTAAAAAATATTGAGAAGAGACATTTGGATAAATTGGTTGATAGTGGAGTTCTTAATAGTTATCCTCCATTAGTAGATAGTAGTGGTTACAGTGCCCAATATGAACACACAATATTCCTAGAAGAAGGAAAAAAAATAAACCTTTCTAAAGATTACGATTATTAGAAATTAATTGTATTTAAAACACTTTCAACATCACTGCAGAAAAATAAATGTTCTAGTGTGGATGGTTTAATTAATTTACTTTCAATTCCTTTATTGATAAATTCTTTTAGTTGACTATAATAATTATTATGATCAAATAAAATAACTTTTCTTTTCTTTTTATCTTTCCATAAATTAAGATCATTATAAACTAAAACTTGAAACAATTCATATACTGTACCTAAACCACCAGGTAGAGTTAAAATAATGTCACTATTAATAACAATATTATCTTGTCTTGAATCGAAATCTTCACATATTACTTGTTTACCAATACTAGTATCATTACCATTCTTAATATCAATATCGACAAACTGTTGAATATTAAAACCAGTAACATCACCACCTCTTTTATGAAATTCTTTTGGAATTATACCCATTAGACCTGAATCTCCGCCCCCATAAACAATATTAAATTTATTTATATTAATTCTTTTAGCTAATTTTTGTAATTCCCTCTTAATACTATTATAATTTAAAGGATTTTTAGAACCAGAAAAAATACCTATAGTTTTTTTCATCTATTATAATTTAGAAAAAATTTATATATATATATATATATGTCAAATATTTCTTCAGGAGAAATGAAAATAACTAGTGATGTAACAAATCAACAAGATTTAGAAAAAAAATTTAATGATTTTTTAAAAGATAAAAATAGTGATGCATTAATAATAATTAACTTATCTTACCTAAATGATTTTTTAGCTATATTTAATGATAATAATGAAGCTAGAGAATCTGTAATTAATAAAATAAGAGATACTTATGTTTTTAATTTTGAAACCAATATTAGTAAATTTATTAATATGTCAACATTATTGTTTAATAAATTAAAATATTTGATAAAAAATGAATTTTTTTTTAAATTTTCTATAATTATACCTCAAATATTTTGTGTATTTCCATGTATGAAAAAAGTAGATTATCAAGAACAACAAGAACCGGTGAATATAAATAGTTTATTAGAAACAGGTAAAGATGTATTACCAAAATTTTTAAAAGAATATAATACTCTAAATATAGATAATTATTTAACAAATTCAAAAACACCAAAAGAAAAACATCAAATTATGGATCTATTAGAAGGTGATAAGTTTGATATTTACGACCTGGCAGTTATAGATAATAATAATAATAATTTAACTAGAAATAAATTATTAGATAATTTAGATAATTCTAGTTACATTAATAATGTAATATTACGTGGTAATTATATTATTAACTTTTTATTTAATGATGATGATAATGATATTCGTCAAGCTTTAGTTTATAGTTTATTTAATCACATTAAAAAAGGACAAAATGTTTACATTATAAGTTTACAATCACGAAATTCAATTACTGGTTTAGGTAAGGAGATAAAACATAATATTAAAGGTTATGATGATCTATTTATATTAGACCAATTAGGTAGTGAGAGAGTTACAAATATTTATACTCATGATACAAAAATATTAAAAGAATCAGTTTTAGATGATAATAGTACAATGGATGTATTAACTGGTAATGTTTATGAAGTTACAATATTTAAACTTGTTATAAATAATATATTTTTAACTTATAATTATAATAGTAATATAAATGATTTTTATAAAATATCTGAATATAATAAAACAACTTATTCACAGAATACCCCTACAGATAAAATAATTACACTAATAAGAAAAAAAGTAATAGATTTAACAGATTTAACAGCTAATGTAATGAATACTATTCATTATATTTTTAAACCAAAACAAGAGTATGTTGGTATTGTTTTAAGTTCTAAACATAGTCATTCAGGAAAAGAATTTTGTAAAGTAAAGTTTACTAATAATAATTTTGATTATTTAGTAAATGTGTATTGTCATGGTCGAACAAGTAGTAGTAGAATTAAATTTAAATTATCATATAGTAAAAAAAATATACCTAATTTTAGTATTGTTAATGAAGCTTCTGAAAAAAATGATTATAGATATAAATATTTAAAATACAAAAATAAATATTTACAATTAAAAAAAATGTTACTTTAATTTATATAATTTTGGGATAACACGGTTAGAGAAAATTTTATTTAATTTATGTGAATTTTCTGTCATAACTTCATTGAAGAATCGTCTAATATCATTTTCTCTTTCATCTTCTTCAGGTATAACTAACTCATCTAAATGTGTTAACATTATATTATTAATAAAATTAAATGCACTCATTATATCTGATTTATTTCTAGCAGCTCCTGTAATAATAATATTTCCTTTTTGAAAAACAAAAATTGATAATACTTTTTCATCATCTTCACTAGAAGGAATAGGATATTTTACGCAGACACATGCTCTGATAGCTTTTTCATACGATGCATTTATTTTTTTTTTTAGTAGAAGTTGATATAAATTAGGTCTATTAATTTTAATTCTAAGTTTATAATTACTATTTATCATATTAATTTTGAACTTATCTGTATTAAATTTATCATAATCTGATACATAACTAATTTTTTCTATTTTTTTTTGATTATCAAATTTTATAGCTCTAGTTTTACCAAGAGCTATTGCTAATTTATTAAGTGCTTTATTAACAAAAGAAATGTTTTTAATACCAGACATTTGAATTGAACCATTAACAAATAGCTTAAAATTAATCTTTTTCTCTTTATCCAAGTCTTCACATTCACCCTCATTTATTCTAACAATTACTGATAATTGATTAAAAAATTGCCTCTTTTTCTTTTTATTATTTTTCTTTTTCTTTTTTTTAATATTAACAAGAGACCTATATTCATTTTCATTTCTCACAACAGCTAAAATATCATTTTCATTTAATTCTAAATAATTATATATATTCATAAAATTAAAAACTAATTTGGTATCTTTAATACTGGCTGTCATGGTTGAAATATTTACACCATTTGGTAAATTTGTTATTTCATTTTTTTTTAGATTACAGTAATCTTTATACTGAAATGTTTTCCAATCGGTCATTACTACTTAAAAAGCTATCGTTTATTTAAATAGATTTCATTTTTTTTAATATACTAATTAATTATTTTTATCAGATTTTTTAGTTATTATAAAAAAATAATCTAATATTAGTATAATGATCTCACCATATAAACTAAATATAATTCAAAGGATTATACCGCCTAAAATTATAATTAAAGGTAAAAGGAAAATAAAAAAAGAAAACAATAAAGATAAAAAAATTATTAAAAGAAAATGTTTTAAAATAAAATATTCTTTTTAAATATTCAAGTTAAATGATTCATTTTTTAGTTTAGTATAATGAATATAATGTTTTCTACAAAGAGGTATATATTTACCTACTGAACCAACATCTATAATCTCATTACTGTTTGTAGTTTTAAATGTAAATGGGGCTTCCGTTCTATCTTTACATTTAATACATTTTGATTTTTTTTTTATACATTCGTCTGAAAAAGGAACTAAATTTAAAAGTTCACCAATAGGTTGTCTATTAAAATCTCCATCTAATCCTGCTATAACAACATCTTTTCCCAAATTATCCACTAAAATTCTAGTAACTTCACAAATATTTTTAATAAATTGTCCTTCATCTATTATAAAATATTTATAGTTATTAATAGTATCTAATTTTAGTAATTCATACATATCTTCTACTACCATACACGCTTCCTTGTCCATATTATGTGTTACAATGTAGTCTTCTTCAGTGTATCTATCATCTATTTTTGGTTTAATAACTAAAAAGGGTAGTTCAAGAATTTTAAGCTCTCTAATAGTCTTAATTAATTCAAAACTTTTACCGCTATACATTGGACCAATTATTAGTTTAAGGCTCATATAAAAATATATTGGTATATCTCTTAATATCAATTTTTTAAAAAATTGAAAAACTATATCTTAACAAACCCTAATATATTTTTAATAATGTTTATGAGCCAATCTTGTATACCCAAAACTTATACTGGTTTATCCAGTTATTCTGATAAAAAATGTGAAAGCACTCCTCATAGTGTGCTTAATGTTTTTTCTCATGCACATCAACTAATAAAACTATTAGTTGATGTAACTTTAGAGGAGGTGTTGACTAATCCCGAAGAATATTCTAAATGGGAGGAAAAAGGATTTTTTATGAAAGTCATCTATGATAACTATTTCAATATTATGACTGTTCAAGCAATTAATACTAGTATTAGAAATCATGATGAACTTTCTATTAAACGTTTAGTATGGTTACCTGTTCGATGGGATCCTGAAACTTCAGTAATAAAAGTTTATAAGAGGAATAAAATTCGAGTACCACAAATTTCAGGAAAAATAGACTTTTCTCAATTTAAAATTGACACTGATGCTCCTCCGGATATACAATCTATGATGGGAGCAACAAGACCACTCGCAGGAATTTTCGCACATACTTTAGTTAAAAGATTAAAAATGCGGATGTCTGATTTTAATGTAGTAACAACTACCTCGCTTTTTTATGCTCTTGCTGGCATTAAAAAGCTTGATGATTCATGGATTATTAGTAAAGTAAGAAAGGTTGTCTACCTATTTCATGTTCCTGAAAATAAAATGATTGATAAGAATGCAGTTGGTCATCAAATAGAAAGGTTTATTACAAGTCAAGATCCTACCGATAATACTATAAATATGAATGGTTCTGTAATTGAAATTGGTTCCAAAAAAATTTTTGTATCTTCTGAAATTGATGCATTTAATAAAAATGGTTATATTACTGAAATTAAGAGTAGTTATGTAAAGTCTGAAAGTAGTAAATGTTTTATTCCAAAGGTAAAAGATAGAGAAATACTTCAATGTATGTTAAATGGTAGTTCCACACTGATGTACGTTTATCACAATGGAAGTGAAGTAATTTCAACTAAAAACTATCGTGTTGACCATCTAATTAGGAGTTGTCCTAGATTGAGTTTTATCGTTAAGAAAATTAATTACTTTCTTGACGTTATCTTGTCGGATTCATCTCTTGACATGAATAAGTTCAATATACTAAGATTTAATGAATTTAGAATTCCAACCATTTCTTATGTTGATGAACGTGATGTTGATGAAAGATTTTCTACATATATTAATAGTTCCATTGTCTGTCATAAGAAGAGTAGTGGTAGAAAGAAGAGTAGTAGTAGTCAAAAGAAAGAAGAGTAGTTGTAGAATGAACAGTAGTAGTATGAACAGTAGTTGTAGTTATAAGAAAAGTTGTCAAAAGAAAGAAGAGTACCGATTAAAATTAATTTAGTATATGTTTAAATATATAATACATTCCTTGAAGAAAAGCATCTGCCAAATCATCTTTTTTTTTATATTTATTAATACATTCTATCCATTTATCTTGATTTTCTATTAACTTCATACAATACTTTATTCCTAAAGCTTTAGTAAGTTTATAAGTTTTTGCATCATCTCCTTTTAGTTTAATTAGTTTAATTGTATCTCCATTATCTGCTATTTTTAATTTATTTGAAGGGGATATATATTTTACTAATTCCATTTGAGAATTATTAATTTCTCTATCTATAATACCTCTTATAAGAAAATAATCATAAATTGTAGATGAAATAGATTTCATTTTCGGATTTTTTAATGTGGGTTGATTTTCTATCAGGACCATTTTACATTCTAAAAAATGTTTTCTTTTATCCAATTCATCTACTAATGTTTTTCTTAAGATATCAATTGATTCATTAGAAGCGTTTATTTTCTTTAGTTTAACATAATTTTTGGATACTATATATCTTTTATGAATAGTTTTAGCATGTGCTGTACAATAACATGAGCCATTATGTTCTAATTTTGAATTTTTCCCACACATTCTATCCTTAATCATATAACAACATGGTGTTTTTTCATTTAGTTTATTATAATAGTTTTCAAAAGTAATTATCTTATTATCATGTTTCTTTGAATGTACTTTACAAAATCTCAAGTTATCACATGGTAAATAAAGACAAGCATTTTTTTGACAAACATTGCATTTATAGTTATCTTGTTCAACTAAATTAATAATACCCCAATCAACTATAGACCATTTATTGTCTATAACCTCTATCATACAGAAAGCTAAGTTTCTAATACCTACATCCCACGACAATAATTTCATATATATCTTAAAAATATACTATTTCTATAAATATATATATATATATAAAAAAATTGAAGTATTATTATTATTATTAATGTAATGGATAAATATAAAATCTATAAAGACCTTTTTGTTCCTGGCCAAATAGTCAGTGTTGTTATTACAGATAATAAACAAGAAAATTCAATTCCGGTTATCATAAATGATTATGATACGAACGGACTTATTCCTATTGATAATCTTACAAAAAAGAAAAGAATTAATAAAATTAATAAAGTTGCTCCTATGAATAAAGTATTACCAGCTCGAGTTGAATCACTAGATGGAGTTATTATTCTAACAAGATTAAACATCTCTAAAGATTCAGAAGAGTATGTTCAATGGGAAAATGGGAAACATGCTTCTAATAAAATTAGATCATTAATTAATTATATGAAAACTAATGAAGTAAGTACTGAGTTTGTTCTAGAAAATATAGTATATCCTCTTCAAGAAGATTGGACAAAAGAAGAAAATATATTTGATCATATGAAAAATAATTATACAAGATTAGAGTTAAAAGATAAAGTTAGTAATCTTTTAGCTAAATTTATGGATAAAACAAATCATGTAAAAAAAACAGAATTTAAGACTAAATTTGGGTTAGTGGCTACAGATTCTGTAGAAGAAATGGTCAGTGAAATCACTCCTATTGTTCAAAAATATCCGAAACTATCTATTGTTGTGGATAACTATCCTTACTTTTTGATTAATTCTGATTCGTACAATTCTAAGAAAGAAGACCATGATAATTTTATTAAAGATCTAGATAATGTTCCTAATAAGAAATTTCAGGTTCGAGTATGTTAATTTTTTTATATAATATGAATAATAATCAAAAGAAAATTATTAATAAAGCTTAAATAAATCTATTCTGTAATACCTAAAATTTTTCTAATATTATGAATATTAGATTTAAGTGGTTTGGAACGTTTTAATACTAATTCATCATTATCAATAACAGAAACTTTTTTTCTATTAACTTCTTCTATTAATGGTTTTCTAGTAACTAATGGTGGATGTAAATATATATATTCTTTAGTATTCATAATAGCATCATCTCTAAACTGTTCTATTGTTAGGTTTCCACCAAAATCTCTAAGAGTTTTCCAATGAGGAGATGGAAAAATTGTTTTATCTTCATTATAAGTTAAGTTATAAAAATAACTTAGTAATGAATTTCTTTTCCAAGTATTATTATCAGATAAATCCATATTATAACTTTTAGCACAGTTAAAACTACAGAAATTACCTTGAAGTTCAAATTTACCATCTACATAATTTTCAGGTAAACCAATTGCAGGTGTTGTAAAACAATGCTTACACCACCAACATTTAGTATCCTTACTATATTTAGTTGAATAATAATTAATTATTTTTCTATTTGTTGGTTTTATTTTTACTAATTCCGATTGTAATTTTTCATTTTTATCTTTTAATTTTTTAATTTCATTTTTTAAATGCTTAACGTTTAAATCTTCAGAAGAAGGTTTACTTTTAAGAAAAATATCTGAATTATTATTTTTTACTTTAATTGGTAAATGAAAAACTAAAGTCTCTGATTCTGTTTTATAGTTCTTGTCATCGTTGTTAATCAGTCCTTTTGGTTTTCTACCTCTTTTCTTCTTTTCAACTTTAGACATATTAATTTTTAAAGTGAATTAATCTTTAAATATTAAAAAAAATTTCTCTACTATATTATATGTTATCTTATAAAAAATTTAGTCCTATTAATTATATAAATGAATTAAATGAATATTTAAATACTTCAAATGAATCTAGTAGTATTACAGATAGTTCATCAAAAAAATTTTCTGTTATTCAATTAAATAATGGTAAAATTAATAATTTAAAAACTTTATTAAATTCATCTGAAGAAAGTCTGTTAACAGGTGGTTCAATTAATAGTTCAGCAACATCTTCTGCTATACCAGCAATGAATACAGTATCTGTAACATCTTCTGCTATACCAGCAATGAATACAGTATCTGTAACATCTTCTGCTATACCAGCAATGAATACAGTATCAGCAACATCTTCTGCTATGCCAGCAATGAATACAGTATCAGCAACATCTTCTGCTATGCCAGCAATGAATACAGTATCAGCAACATCTTCTGCTATGCCAGCAATGAATACAGTATCTGTAACATCTTCTGAAGATTCAAGTGACGAATCCCTTGAAATTTTACCAAGAGTTGTTAATTTAAGTGAAACTGAGAAAGAATTAAACCAAGATACCGAGAAATTATTGGAGATTCTTAAAAATAAGTTGGAATAAATATATGTATTATAAAATAACTATAATATAGTAATTTTAAAGTACACTAATTAAATTTTTTTTCTTTTTTCTATTTCTACGTTTTTCAGTATCGCTAGTTAGAGTAGTTTCAGATACTACACGATTATTTCTTTTATCTTCTTCGCTATTATGAAGACGTGCTAAAATTTCTTGAACATTAGAAGGTGCTTGAAGAGACACATTTCTAGGGGGTGGATTTGCATTCATTACATTTGCAGGATTATGATTAGTAGTATATCTTTCTACTTTACTAGCTGTTGTTTTTTTTAAATTTTCTCTTTGTATTTTTTCACGTTGAATCGCTAATTCTCTCTGTCTTTGTAAATTTATTTCTTGTTGAGTCATAAATTGAGATTGTTGTTTTTTAGGATTTAACATTCCTGCTATCATACCAGGATTATTTTTTAAAGCAGTTTCAATCGCTGAATTTTGTGCATATGACTTGGTAAAATGAAAAGCAGATGCACTTGTTACCATTAAAAGAACTAATTTAATCTCAGGAGGCATACTTGTACCCTTTCCTTTATATTTTTCATACAATTCTTCAAGAACATCATCATAACTATCAACTTCTACACTCATATGTTCTGACCATCCACTTAACTTAAAATCAAATGGATCGTATTTATCATTCATAAATTCAATAGCAGATGCACTATTTAAAATAATATTTTTATATAATTTTATTCCATTTCTTTTATTTGCAAAACTTTTTAAAAGTTCGTACTCGTATTCCATTTCATCAATACTTGAATTAAAATCATATTTTTTAGAAAGATCATAACCTTTTGCTTTAATTTCACTCAATTTTCTTAAAAGTTCAATCTTTCTCATTCTAGTTTGTTGAGCAGTAAGTTTAACTGGTGGTATGTCTACTTTTATTTCAGGGTTAGTATTAGAATCTGTTACTTTAATATTTATTGGTGAAAAAGTTTTCTTTGAAGAATTTTTAGATTTATTAGATTTATCAGATTTATCAGATTTATCAGATTTATTAGATTTATCTGATGCTATATTGGAACTGCTCGAGTTAGAAGATGAATCGTTGTCAGAAGATCTTGTTATACTAGAAGTTTCTTCTACAACTTCCTTTTCTTTAGCTGGATTAGCTATAAGATTATGATACATATCAGTTGATGAAGATTGTATCTTATTTTTATTTGCTCCTTCTTCTATAAATTTAAAATTAAGGTCTTCACTAGAAGTTTCGGAATCGCTCATATATATTGTTTAAGATTCTTTTCTTTAAAAGAACGCAGTTTTCAATTCTTATAATAATAATTTATTTTAGAACTAAACTTTTCTTTTGTTTTTTCTAAGTTATTCATTTGCATTGTAAAAATATAAGCTACTGCAATCATTAAAGAAAGATGTAAATCATTTCCTTTTCTTAAAAGAATTAATGATAGTATCATTACTCTAAATATAGCATTATCAAATAGTTGTCTAATAGTATTAGGTAACTTGGGTTTAGCTAGAGAACCATATAAAATTAAAAATAACGTTACAAATGTATATAGAGTTTTATTTTCATGTAAAGGTTCTAATATATTATCAAAAGATTCTGAAACAGAATCAGCGAAATCCATTAAATTAAAAGGCATATATATCTAATGAGATTTTTAAATTTTTAAATTTTTTTATAATATTAAAATCTCTAGATATCTAATATGCTATATTGTTCCATCGATGAAGCTTGGGGCATGAATAACATTTCTAAACATACTCATAAAAAAAAATATAAAAAAAAAATTATAGAAAATTTTACAGAATCTGTTAAAGAAATTAAAGAATTATCAGAGATAGACTGTAAAAAAATAATGAAACATATTATGAAATGTCCAAAATGTTACAAGAAACTATCTAAAAAATTTAGACCTAAATTATTATTTTTATTACATAACATTATAGATGAATATAGAGAAATGATTGTTCTCATACTTATGGGAATATTTTTAATGATTTTCTTTAACTTAATAAATAATATATCTAACAAAGATAAAAATTAAAACTAATGTTAATAATTTTTATCTATTCGTCATCTGACCAATCTACTTTCAAGAGATTAGGTTCAAAAAATTCAGTTTTGAATCCATTTTTTTTAAATTTTTTTTCCATATAGTCTTTACATTCATTTATTTTATATATTGGTACACCTAAAATAAATTCGGGTATTTCGAACCAAGCAACTGTATTATTACCTGTATTTGCTATAACAACCTTTTTCTCTGCTATTTTATAAATTTTTTTAAAAGTTTTTTCCTTTTGTTTTTTTTTTTGATTGCGTTCTTTTTTAAGATCTTCAGCTTTAACCATTATATATATTTATATTTAAAAAATGTTTTTCCTAATAAACAATGATTGATACTTTAGTATTAGCTGGAGGAGGTTTAAAAGGTTTCAGTATTATTGAATCTATTAATCAGCTAATTATAAATAAAATAATTTATCTTAAAAATATCAAGAATTATTATGCTACTTCTGTTGGAACGATAATTAGCTTATTATTAGCAATCGGTTATAATATGGATGAATTAACTTTTTTTATTACTAAATTTAACTTTAACAAATTATCTGATGATATAGACGTTACTGATTTATTTGAACATTTTGGTTTATCAAGTGGTAAAAGTATTATGTCAATAATACAGGCTTTACTCTATGAAAAAACAGGGTTATATGATATTACATTTAAAAAACTGTATCAACTCCATAAAAAAAAAATTTGTATTATTACAACAAATATAACTAAAAGATGTGAAGAACTATTTTCATATGATACTACTCCAGAAGCATCTGTTTTAATTGCAATAAGAATGTCAATAGCAGTACCTATTATTTTCACACCCGTATGTTACAATGGTTGTCAATATTTAGATGGAGGATTAGTTAATAATTTTCCCATTAATCATGTTAAATCAGAAAATTTTATCGGTATCACTTGTAATTTTGATACAAGACCAGAATTAAAGCAATTCCATCATTATATATTTAATTTTATTAATATTGCTGTGAAAACAATCACTTTGAAAAACATTACTAAGGAAAATTTAGACCGAATAATTTTCTTAAAAAATGAGGACAATAATATTAGTGAACTTGATTTTAATGTGGATAATGTTTCTAAATTAAAGAAGGTTGGAGTTAAATCTACTTTAAATTATTTAAAAAAGAATAATTATTTAATCAAAAAAATAAGGTTTAATAATTATTTGGTAGAAAATATGAATTTTATTAAAAATTCTTTTTTTATATAATTATTTTTTCCATTCCTCATATTGCATATTTAAATATTTATTATTAGGTAAGTTTTTTAAATATTCGGATTCATTTTTATATCTTTGCATTTTATTTGTTACTTTTTCTTCTTTATATTTTATTTCTGGATTTAATGTAAATGCATTATCTAAAGAACTAAAGCTATCTGATACAACACTGTCATTTACATAAAGATCATTATAGTTATTTACAATAGAATAATTATTTTTTGGAACTTTTGCTAATTGATCATCCTCTCTATTATCTTCAAAACCAGTTCTTCTTTGATTAAACTTACTATTAAAATCGTCGTTATTGATTATATTTTCATAATTAACTTGAACTTGTTCTCTTACTTTTTTTAAACTTTTTATTCTTACAAGAGGATCTGTATTATCAATTTCTTTAATTTTATGCTTCATTTCTAATTTTCTCACTTTTTCTTCATATTTTTTTTTGGAAATTTCATAACTATCTTTAGAATGAAATTGTTTATTATCATAAGATTGTTTGATATCATAATGTGAAGATTTAGATTTTTTAGAATTATTAATAAAACTATCATATGATGTTTTTTCAATAGGATTAGATAAAACCTGGTAAGCTAAAACTATATGGTTAAATAAATCTTCTTCTACACTGTTATTTTTATCAGGATGAAATTTACTTACTAATTTACGATATACTTTCTTAACCTGTCTTGATGTGCAATCAGGTGTAAGATTCATTATTTCATAAAGATTAAACTTTAATTTAGTAAAATCACATTTGAAGAGATAATCTGACATTATTATTATATTACATTTTATTTTTTAAGATGATACTATTATTTTAAAAAAATATCTAATATATATATATATATATGAATATAAAAGATTTAGTTTACATTTCTCTATTTTTAATATTATTCTACATGTTTATTAACAAAACAGAAAAAATGTCAAATACTGATATAAAAAAACTAATTCATGAGGAGTACATGATAGATGTGGATGCTATTAGAAATCTTTCCAAATTAGCAAATGACCTTACTGTAAATAAAAAATTAATTGTTCCTGGTGGTCTTGAAATTCAAGGTGAGGTAACTATGAAAAAGGGTTTAAAAATTGGTAGTGTTAATATTAAACAAAATGGAGAAATACATGGAAGAGATATTCATTCCGCTAATTCTCTTAATACAAAAGGTAACTTAAGTGTTAGTGGTACTATACACGGTCCACAATTTACTAAAATTAATAAAAATATATCAGATAATACTAAGAAGATAAGTTCTAATGCTGGTAAGATAAGTTCTAATGCTGGTAAGATAAGTTCTAATGCTGGTAAGATAAGTTCTAATGCTGGTAAGATAAGTTCTAATGCTGGTAAGATAAGTTCTAATGCTGGTAAGATAAGTTCTAATACCGGTAAGATACTTGCAGAGACTGTGAAGAATAATTTGCAGAATGTTCAAATTGCAATGCGTCAAATTCGCTAGATATATCTAAAGAGTTATACATAAAAAAAAATAAAATAACCACGTATTTTAGAATGGTAACGGCTAATCTACCAATCAATTATATTGTAGGATTTAATGAATCTTATAATTCTGAATATCACCTAATTAATAAACAAAATTAAAAGATGATATTATTATTTTAAAAAATATCAAAGATTTAGTTAACTATTCTCTATTTTTAATATTATTCTACATGATAATTAACAAAACAGAAAAAATGTCAAATACTGATATAAAAAAACTAATTCATGAAGAATACAAGATAGATGTTGATGCTATTAGAAATCTTTCCAAATTAGCAAATGACCTTACTGTAAATAAAAAATTAATTGTTCCTGGTGGTCTTGAAATTCAAGGTGATGTAACTATGAAAAAGGATTTAAAAATAACAGGTACTATTGCAGGAGGATTAAAAATTCAAGGTCCTGTTAAAATTAGTAATCAACTTACTATTGGATCTAATGCTGTTATTCTTAAAACTGATGGTCAAATTGAAAGTAATGGTAATATATCTAGTAAAGGTGATATATATGGTAAAGATATTATTCTAGGATATCCTGAATATAAACCTCCTAATATAGGTACAATCCCAACAGGAAACAGTCAGGGTACAATATTATCACAAGGTCATTTAGGTATGTTAAAAATAACTACACCTGACCGTAGTTCTTTAAATTGGGGTACCGTCGCTCAGAAAAAAAACATCAAGGAGGAACTATACAAATAGGTACTTATAATTATTGGGGTAGAGTTTGGAATGATACATTTGCTGGTAAACCACTCCGTAGAACTATTATTAATGGTAAAGTCCAAAGCACGAGTGCTCCACATCCCTTTTAGATACACATTATATTCGTCAAATAACAAGTTTACTTGAAAAAATATAATAATAATATTACTACGACAATAATGCGGTCAGTTTAGCATATAAATACAAACTAGATAAGATGATTACATAAATTAGCTATTATATACTAAAAAAAATGAAAAAACTACATATTTTGAAGTATAATGGCTAATCTACCAATCGATTGTATTGCATATATTGTAGAATTTAATGAATTTTATAATTCTGAATATCATCTAATTAATAAACAATTTAATAAAGTTTTTGATAAAAAAAAGTTTATTATTTTTTCAAACAAAATTAAAAGATGGTACAGTTATAATACTTTTCCTTATAGATATAACAGTGATTTAACTGATATGTCTAAAATTAATGTAATACAATATTACAGGAAATATTATCCAATGGAACATTTATTAGGTTATCCTGATTTTTTTGAAAAAAAACTAAATAGACATGATTTGAGAGAATATATTAGAAATAATATGAATAATATATTAAATAGGACAAAGAAAGAAGTTATTGATTTTTTAAAGTTAACTAATATATCTGTAGATGAAATTTTTTATGTGGGTTGGTAAAAAATTAATTTAAATTATTTTATCAATGTAATTATATGTTTGCAGATAAATGCAAGGTTTCTATCGTTTTAGCATACGCTATGTTAGCTTATACATTTGCTTCAGTTTATTACATGGTTAATACTAGAAATATTGGTACACCATTTAAAGATTCATTAAATCAAGAACAAATCGCTATTAAAAAACGTTCTGCTAATATTAGAAGAAATATTTTTAGAAATGGAATGTTAATAGCAATTGTAGGTATTTTTATTTTAAAACCATTTGCTAAATGCAATTAAATAGAGAATATTAAACTTTTAACTATTCGATGCTAATGGTCTTAGTATCATTACAATAATTCATATGTATGTTAGATTTTTATATATTTTTTATATAAATAAAATCTAGTGATAATATAATGGAAGATAGGATAAAAGCTATATTATTAATAGGTTCATACCTGGATACTATAGGATTTAATAATGGAATGTATGAATTTAATTTTAATCGAGGGAAAATAACATCATTTACAGACGCTATATATATTAATAATATGATTGTAACAGATTTTATGTATAAAGGTGGTTTTGAAAATTTTGAGATAAAAGATCTGAATGCAAGCGATGATACTATCATGATGCTTTATACGGGTAATGCTATAATAAAAAAAAAAGTTACTTTCAATAACTATAGAGAAAGTTATATTGAATCTTTTAAATATATGTCCAATGAGGCTAAAAGAGGTACTGGAATAAGAACATTAGATAGTTTGAAAAATTTAATTAAATTTAATGATCCTAAAATTATTTTTAAATTTCAATCTAATGGGGGTGGTAATGGAGCAGCAATGAGAGCATCTGTTATTGGAATACGTTTTAGAAATAATTTAGATGAACTGATAGAACAAGCTATTCTAGCAGGGAAAATGACTCATACTCATCCTTATGGATATCTTGGTAGTGTAGCAGTAGCATATTTTATCAAATGTGCTCTAGATGATATGGTATATTTTAAATGGATTCCTTCTTTTTTAGAATTATATGAAAAAATTTTAAAAAAAGCAAATGTTTCAATAGAAGAAGAGAAATATTTTGAAAAATATTTTATAAAATTAGAAGAGTTTTATCTTAAAATAAAAGAACTTTTAGATGATGATATACCAAGAGGATATTATAGAATTGAAAAAGTGGACGAGTTACTCAAGATGGATTTAGAACCTGCTTTTAATGGGAGTAATTATGAAAAATTTGGTTCAACTGGTTTAGGTGTTGTAATAGCCTCTCTTTATTTTCTATTCTTATCAATAAAACCTAAAAAAGGTGTAAAGTATAAAAAAGGAGAAAAGTTTAACGTCATGGGTCTAACAATGAAAGATATGGAAATAGACTGGAGATTATTATTTACTATGAGCAGTCTAAATTTTGGAGATAATGATACTATTGGTATTATATGTGGTAATCTTTATGGTGCCATGGTTGGTTTTAAAAATCTACCAAAAATTAAATTTAATAATTTAGAATTTTACCAAGAATTAATAAATTTAGCAAAAAAAATAAATAATATTTAAAATAATTTGTAAACCATAATATAATGAGTAATAATAATATAAAAAATCTAAATAACTCAAGTAAACCTAGTATTGATTTACAAGATCTAATAGATACATCTATATGGATGATTTCTGATGATAGTGTAATAATTAATAATGATAAAATACCTATTATATCTAGTATAAAAGAAATTTCATTGTACGAAGCCATTTATGTAATGGCTTTAAATAATGTTTCAGTTATAAAAAAAAATAATATTAATATGTTAGAACCTTTAGAAAACCTTAATCTAAATAACATTAGTATTCCTTCATCATCAAAATTAGTTACTAAAGAAAATTTTAAGACATTTTTTAAAAATTGTCATGAATTAATTAATGAAAAAACGTATGTTTTAAATTCTAAAAAATTTAATATTAATCATTTTCCAGAATTACAAAAATATAATTTAGATAAATTTGATGATTTACCTAGTATGATAGGTGGTTCAACTTCAAATATTGGAGAGGTTTCTGCTATAATAAATACAATGAAAATAAATAATATGTTAGGCGGTAAACTTACTTTTTATTCAAATCCTAATGAAACTAAAAATTTAATTAAAACCGTCGAAGAAAATTTTAAATTAGATAATGTACAAAAAAATAGAATTCATGAATTGTTAGATAAACATAATGTATATACTATTAAATTAAATAAATTGAATAATACTCTTAAAAAATTTAATATTTTAACTAAAACTAATGATAAAATACCCACAAAAAGAGTTTCAAAAGCAGTAGAACAATTTGAAAAAGTAATTCAAAAAAATAAAAGAAATAATAAAAATATATATGATTTTATTGAATCATCATTAGGTATCAAAAAATCAAATAATATATATTCAATAAAATATATGAATTTAAGAGATTTCCCTTTTCATCATTTAAAAAACATTGTTACAAAAAAATTTAATAAAGTTAAAAATTTACAGAAAAGTAAATTTATTAAATCACAAATGGAAAATATTGAAGATATTGAAAAATTAGTTGATGAATTAACAACTACTGTAAACAGTATTGAGAATGAAATGTAAATATAATATTATATAATAAAAGTTTATCTAGGTCTAATTACATTTGCTAATCTAACAATTAGACTACCAATCGTATCTATATCATCTTCAATACCTTTCATATTTTCTAATTTTGTTGTTAATGTGCTATTTTCAGATTTTAATTGACCGTAAGCAGTATCCCATTGTTGTATATCGTTTGATAATGTCTCATTAGAAGCATTTAAAGCCTGATTATCACTTTGTAATTGTGTATTTGATGTTTTGTAATTATCTAATTGTTGATTTAAATCTTTATTAGTATTGTTTAATGAATTTAAATCATTTTGTAATTCTTCTTTTTCTCCAGTTAAAATAGTATTTGTATTTTTAGATTCATTTAAATCCTTAGATACTTCATTATATTGTTGGTAAGATTGTGTCCATCCATCCATAGCTTCATTATATTTATTTGAAAAAATCCCTAACTTATCATAAATCGTTTTAATTTTATTTAAAATTTGTTCTTTAGTTTGTATATATAAATCTATCCTTTTTTTTAATTCATCAGGATTTAATTTATCTCCTCCGGTTAAATCTATTTTATCTAATAAATTTAAAGTGTTTTGTAAATTATTAAAAATTTCAGTTTTATTATTTTTTTCCATATATATTAGTAAATGAGAAAAAATAATTTATTTATAATTTAACAAACTTATATTGATATTTAAACCTATCTTCAGCATTTATTTCACCTGCATCTTCATCTTCATCTTCATCTGACTCGGATGAAGCGGATAAACCTGTATCAGTTCTTTCTGGAGAAACAGGAGGAGTAGCTGCAGGACCAGGAGCAACATAACCCATGTTAGCTTCAATAGCATCAACAGTTTTTGATAATCTATCTACATTTCCTTCAATCATATCAAGGTCTACACTAGACATTAAACTATTCATTGTATCCATTCTAGTATTTAAATTACCCATGATATTGTTAGCTGTTTTAGTACTTTCTTTACTATCTGATTCTAAACGGCTATTTTCTGCTTCCATGTCGCTTAAATCTCCTTCTGTTTTTGCTAATTGTTGATTTAAGTCAGTTATATCTGAATTAAGTTCTGATACTTGTTTCGATGTAGTATTAAGTCTATCCATAGTTCCTTTGGAACCAATAACTTTATTGAAGTTTTCTAAAAGTAAAGGAATTTTCCCTTTAAGATCGTTAAGTTTTCTAGCAATTGCTTTTTTTCTATTAAGGAAATCGGTAACATTTTGTTTAAAAGTTGTTGCATCTGCAACTGTTGAAGGTCTTCCACCACCAATTAAAGTAAGTAAACCATCTAATTCATCGTTAATTCCATTTAATCTTAAATTTTCTCCTTCATTACCTGCTTCCTTTTCAACACTTTGTAGGATTCCTTCCATTTCTGTCATTTCATTTGAAATTTTATTTCTGAAATTTTGTGATAAACTAGTTAACTGTTCGTTTTGTTCTCTAGCTTCTTCTAATTTTCTTTCAACTGCTCTAATTTTTTCATCTACGTCAATGGCTTCTTTTTGTAATCCTCTTAATTCTTCTTCTTTAGCATCTGCAGCAGAATTTACTTCTTGAACATTATTTAAATTTTTAGCTTTCATTTGTGATTTAGTTGTATGATAATCTCCATCCCTGTTAGCAACTTCAGCAGAAATAGGGTTTAATTTTTGTAATAGATCATTGATTTTTGCTAGAACGGAAACTTGAGTTTGGTTTTTATTTTCTTGTACAGCTTTTGCTTCTCTGGCAAGTGCAGTTTTTTTTGCACCATCAGTTACAATAGCTCTAACAACATCACTGTCTCTTTTTTCTTCACTAGTAAGTGGTGGTAATTGTTTCAATTCAGTAGCCATATCACTATCCCTACCAGCACCTTCTTGATCTAGTAAATCTACACAGTTTTCTAAATTTTTAGATATTTTTGATAATATGTTTTTATTATAATCAGACATGTATATATATAAATTTATATATTTTTTTTATAAATTTTAAATATAATTATTTGTAATGGTAAAAATAAAACTATTTTAAAGTAAAAAATAATTCAATCATAAATTTATCTTTTTTTTCAAAGTCAAATACTTATTCTTGTACTTTATGTAAAGACTATAATAGTCTTTATCACTTGTAGAATTACCACCTAATATAACTGTTTTTTCAGTTTGATCATAATATACAGATGTTACTTTATTTCTCAACTTTAATAATACTGATTTAATTTGAGTTTGAAGATTTAGAGGTGAACCCCACCATCTGTCTCTAAAATATGATGATTTTATGTATTGGTTGGCTTTAGCTTCTAATTTAGTAATAATATCTTTTAGACTAACATTTACATCAATTAATAATTCATGATTACTATTAAAATCACCATTTTTAAATTTTTCAATATCATAAAAAATATTTTCTTTTTTAGGGACAAATACATTCATTGTTTTAACTGTCTCTGGTAATTTATTAAATATTTCTTTAGTTGTCATAACTGTTTTATAGAGTGTAGATTCTCCATCCTCTTCTAATCTTACACCTACAGGTTGATTCCATAATTTTAAAATTTGATTTAGTATTTCTATAATTTGATCTTTATCCATTGAATCTACTTTTGGTCTCGTCTTAGCTGTACCATAATCAACATCTAATGGATGTCCTGGTATAGCTGTACTCGTTTTTAAATTCATATGTGGTCTCGAACCTCCTAAAAATTCACCAAGGTATCTATTTGTATCCTCGGCTGTTAAAACTTTTTCTTGTGCTTTGGAATCCATTAACGTATCAAGATTTCTTTCATTTTTAATAGAAGATAATGCTACTCTATCATTAATTCTTCTTTGTCTTATTCTTTCTAATTCTTGATCTGCTCCTTGATGAGATGTTTGTGTTTTAAAATTTTCATTTGTATAAAATGCAGATGCTTGAGCAATTTTAGTATTTTTATCTTCAAGTATTGGATCTAAAACGTAAGTTTTAAAAAAATTAGGAATTATAATATATTCATTATTTGAATTTTTATTTTTTAACTTCATAATATTATTAAAATCAAATAAATAGTCTTCTGATAAATCACCTATTATTTTATTAAATTTATAATAATTTACAGCAGCGGAAGTTCTTAGAGATCTTTTAAAATTTTGTAAAGGTATATTTAAACTTATAATCTTTTCTTTAATTTTTTCTAATTTTACATAGCTTAATGGAAATAAAATTTTATAAGCTTCATCTAATGAAGTAACAGTTTTATTATATTTTTCTTGAATAAATGGCACTAATATATTTAAATTATAAATTAGATTATTATCTGTTAAAAATGGAAGTGTATCGCCTACTTTATCTTCTTTCAATTTAAATTCCATTATTTTATCTTTCGCATTTTTTAGAGTTTTTATGTCATTTATATTTAATTCTTTTAATATTCCATTTAAAATATCAAATTCTTCTTTAACCGGAGTATAAATTAATGATTCATAATCACTCGATTCTTCTTTATTTTTTAATATATTTTCAACTTTAGAAGGAAAATCATCTGATTTAGAATTTATTAATTTAACTCTGCGTAATTTCATGTCAACTATATTTTTATTTTCTAGATCATTTCTTAAATTTTCTAAAATTTCATAATGTTTTGGGAATAAAATTTGATGTGCTGTATCCAATGTATATACTTCAGCATATATATTATTTTTTTTTATTTGGTAATTTAAAGCTTCTAAAGATGTTCCATAACTTATTGCATTTTCTTTTTCTATTAAAAAATCATTATTTAATGTAGAACCTCCTAAAAATTCACCAATGTATCGATTAGTATCCTCGTCTTTTAAAACTTTTTCTTGTAAAGCTTGTGCTTCTCTGGCAAGTTTAGTTTTTCCTGTGCTTATTGTAGTTGCAAGAGTTCTAACAAGACCACTTTTTCTTTCTTCTTCACTAGTAAGTGGTGGTAATTGTTTCAATTCAGTAGCCATATCGCTATCCCTACCAGCACCTTCTTGATCTAGTAATTCTACACAATTTTCTAAATTTTTAGATATTTTTAATAATATGTTTTTATTATAATCAGACATGTATATATAAATTTATATATATTTTTTTTTTTTTTATATTTAATTATAATTATTTGTAATGGTAAAATTAAATGAAATAAATAAATTTATAGATATAAAATAAAATATAATACATTTTAATGGATAATAAAATTAAAAATAATATTAATAAATTAGAACAAATATTTAATCTATTAGATATAGATATTGGATTGGATAACGCTGAACTAGGTAAAAAAATATCATCTGAAGATATAAAATTAGAGTTGGAAAGTGTTGTAAAGAATGTAGAGAATATGAAAGAAACTTTTAATGAAAAACTGGGAAATAAAAAAATATTTCTTACAAAAGATGAATATAATAAATTATTTATTACTTATTTAAAAAGTACTAAAATTAGTACTTTAGAAATACAAAACTTAAAATATAGAAAAGAATACTATGATTTTTATATTAGACAAGACGACGGTCCTTTAACAACCTATGAAAAGTTAATAAGTAAATTAGATTTAGGTCAAGATACTTATTTTGAAAAAAATAATGTAAAATCTAAAACATTAATAGAATTAAAAACAATAGTAAATAATATTAAAAAAATCAACGTTAAATTAAATTTAGCAGAAAATAGAAATACTTTTTTATCAAATAAACAAAAAAATCTAATGGAAAATATTTTTAAACAACATAAAAAGTCTATAAAATATTTTAATATATTGAGAGGTAATTTGAAAAAAAATTTAAATAGAGAAAATTATAGTGAGGCATATCAACTTACCACATCTAATATAGGTCCTATTGGTGCTTTTAAGTTTAAATATAAATTTAGATTTGTAGATGTTAATAATTGAATTAATTTATTGAGTAATTAATTTATTGAGTAATTAATTTAATTTTTAAAGTTTTGTAAGGTTTTTTCTAAATCAGTAGCTGATCTATCTCCAGAGTATTCCGCTATATTTTCACCTCTTACAAATAATACTGTTGGATAACCTCTTACTGGATATTGTTGACATAATTTTTTACTATCTTTATTACTTTCATCATCACATTTTACATCAATAATATCAACATCACTATCATTATTATTAATATCAAATTTATCCCATGTAGGTTGAAATTGTCTACTAAAACTACACCAAGTAGTATTAAAATTATAAACTTTAGTTCTAACTGGAATTTCAGGATTTTCAGAAGTTTCAATAATATTATCAGAATCATTTTCAGATTCTGTAAATTTTTCAGGATTTTTTTTAAATATTAAATATAATATGGTTACAATAATCATTATCCAAGTTTTTAAAGAAATATTTAAAAATTTTGAATTTAACATAATATAAATACTATAGAAAAAAAAATCTATGTTCTAGTATATATGTCAAATCCAAATATTGATAAACTAGTAGAAATATCAAAAAAAGGAGTTAGAAAAGAAATGAAAATTGAAGAATTATTAGATACAACACAATGGATCTGGGCTGGAGGTGAAACAATTTCACCAACAGGTAATAATTTTAATTTGGGAAAGGGAAATATACATATTGCCTTAAATGCATTAAAAGAAAAATATGTACCTGTTACAAAAAGATTAACTTATCGTTTTGGTAAAGTATGGACTGTAGATGAAGACGCCGCAGCAACTGCAGGTGTATTAGAAGAAGCTAAATTTATTAATAGTAAAGCATACGTATTAAATAAAAATATTTATTCAAGTTTTTTATTCCCAGAATTAAAAAGATCAGAAGTTGATGAAGTAGACCTCCCTATCATGTCAGGTGGTAGCTTAAATAAATATAGTGATAATGGTGAATTAATCGCTCTTTACAATACTATTTTAATGTCGGGTGGTAATGTTACATTAGATGCATATGCATCAAATGAAGAAATGCATAATCAAATTTTAAATCAATTACAAAAAGGTAATTTAAGATTAACTGAAAAAGAAAAAGATAGATTAGTTTTACTTTTAAAAAAAAATGCTAAATATCAAGAAAGAGTAGCTTTAGTTCATGAATATCTTCAAAAATACAATTCTTTACCAGAAGATGAAAAAAAACCTTCTAATGTTTTAAAAAAAATTGTAGATAAACATGATAAATTAAATAAAAAGAAACGTAAAGTTAATAAAGATATTTTAGATCATATTAAAGAAGTTATTAGTGGTAAATCTGAAAAAAAATCAGAATACTATACAGAAAATGTTCCCACCACTTTTATTCATAAAATGGATCTTTCACATTTATCCGAAGAAGCAGTAGGTCAATTAATATTAGAGAAATTTAATAAACGCGAAGATAGAGAAAAAACTAGAGACTTAAAAGTATGTGATGATGAAAGAAAGGAATTACAAAGCCGTGCTGAAAAACTAAAAAATAGCTTAGGAGAATTTAGAAGAAATAAAGAAGAATTAGAAGAACAATTGCAAGATTTGGCAAAGGACAGTGCACTCTGGAAAGATTCTACAAAATTCTGGAGAGAAAAAAGTGATTCCTGGAGAGAAAAAAGTGATTCCTGGAAAGATGAAGCAAAATTCTGGAAAAAAGATAGTGATTCTTGGAAAGAAAAATTCCAAACTTCACTTGACGAACAAATTAAACTTGCAAAAAAATTAAGAAAAAAAGCTCTTATAATAACAGAAACAGTTGGTAATGCATTAGGAACTCTTTCCGGTGACGTAACTTTAGATACAGATTTAACTATAAAAATTAATGGAAGACCTTTAAGAGAATTAACACCAGAAGAAATAGTTAATTTTTTTAGAGATGATAATCTACTTCGTATGCTAAAAGACAGTGATGATGGAACACGTCAACAAATTCAAGCAATTCTATCAACTAATTTTACACGTGAACAAATTAAACAACTACCAGCTGGAATATTATTCATGTTAGGTTTTCCAGTACCTATTAGAGATTTAGTAGCTGATCTTGATCTTTCTAATATGGTAAGACCTGCAATAGAGTTTGCAACAAATTTAAAAACAAGATATGAAGAAATTGTGAAAATATTAAGAATAATAGGAGATCAAGTTGATATTACTGACTTAGAAATGTTAACTGAAGGAGCTTTACGAGATTTAGTTAGTCAAATGAATAGTTTAACAGATGAAACAACAGCTACCCAATTAGTAAGACGTTATGGTATTATAGATGTTATTATAAATCTATTAAATATAGAAGATACATCAAGAAGAATTTTAGCTGATATTAGAGGTCTACTTCCTGATACACCAGATAATCAAGGTATAATAACAAGTCTTGGTAATTTATTAGAAGATGAACGTGGAAATGATTTACGACTAGCCATTACTGGTATTAGAGGTCTATTACCTGCTCCACCTGCTCCATTGCCTGTTCCTGCTGCTGTTCCTGCTCCTGCTGCTGTTCCTGCTCCTGTTGATGATGAGGGATGGACAGTTGTTACAAACCGTAGAACTCAACGACGTAAACGTAATCCCCGTCTCAATAGTAAAGGACAACCTAAAATAAGTAATACATCTTCTAATGTAACAGGTCCTTCTCGTTCTCCTGCTCCATTGCCTGTTCCTGGTCCTGCTGCTGCTCCTGCTCCTGCTGCTGTTCCTGTTCCTGCTCCTGGTCCTGATGAGGGATGGACAACTGTTACAAACCGTAGAACTCAACGACGTGAACGTAATCCCCGTCTCAATAGTAAAGGACAACCTAAATTTGGTGGTGCATCTTCTCTTTCTCCTGCTGCTGTTCCTGCTGTTCCTGGTTTAAAAACATTATTAGAAGATACCGAGGTATAACTAAAAAGGGAAACAGAAGATGAATGTGATAAACATAATTTTTATAAGGACGGAAAATTTGTTAGATCAACTGGAAAAGTATGCAGACAAGATCCTAACTGTAATGTAGAACAAGGAAAAAGAAGTCTAAGATGAAAACTAGAAAATGTGTTAAATCAAAAATAGATAAATCAGCTAGAGCATCAAATATAACTAGATCACAATTAGAAAAATTAATGTTTTCTAATAAAAAAAATTGAAAAAATAAATACTATCTTGACTTAATATATTTTTATTTTTAATGCCCATTAAGAATAAGAGCATACTTATTTTCCATCGTGTCTACAAAAATAGTAGAGCGAGAACTAGTGGAACTAGGAAACCCACTAAATATTCAACAAATACGACCCAAAAGATATATTATAATGCGGATAATCCGCAATTAAGTTATGGTAATAACAGTTATAGTATATCAATCAGACAACCTTCGGGAAGCACTATGGGTTCAATGGTCGGACAGAACTGAATACATCATGATTCAGTAATTCATTTATTTTATATCTAGATGATGGGTTTGTTTTTAAACACCCTAGAATGAAATCTTCTATGTTTTCATTTTCAATATCTTCTGAAAGTATATTAGCTAATGTCTGGTGACCTTTATCATTTTCTTTAATAAGGTACTTCTTTGTAAAGTACATCTTTCTTTTATTTTTTTTCATAGATTTTACCATTTTTTTGGAAATTTTTCCACACATATTATTAATCATACATAAATGTTCATGATTAGTATCTATTGTTTTTTTCTTAGGGTCAAATAAATATTTTCCAGTAAGTAATTCATAGAAACTACATCCTAATGCCCAAATATCAACAGGATATCCTGTTTCGGTTACCATAATTACTTCAGGTGCTCGATAATATCTAGTACCAAATTCATCCTCAAATTCATCGTCAATGTCACAAAAATTTCCAAAATCAGATAATACTACTTGAGGTTTATTAATAAATATGTCGTCACATTCATATTTTAAATCTTTTTCTATATTTAAACTTTTTACAATTTCATAATGTAGTATACATCTTTTAGTTTCATCCATTTCCTCTCTAAATTGAGAAAAATTAGGATGATTTTTATATGATAGGATTAATTTTCTATCTCTATTATTTAATCCTTTGAGTAAAATATTATCAGGTTTAAGATCACCATGATATACATTTAATTTATTATGTAAAAAAGCAAGACTTTTAACAATTTGATAAATAATTTCTATACAACCTTTTTCATCATATCCATTAGGATAGTACCCTTTACTTATGAAATCATCTAAATTTCCACAATATAATCTATAAACACTACAGTAATATCTTCTATTATCTATAGTTTTTGGAAATGATTCAATAATTTTATTAAATGTTGTAGGTTGATTTTTATTAGAAGGAAGTCTCTTGTGAAATTTTGCTTCACTAACAGCTTCTTTAAAATCATCAGGATGATTTACTTTGAAAGCAAAGAATTTATTTTTATGATGGTGATAAGCTAACCAAACAATAGAAAAAGCTCCTCTACCTAATTCTTCTATTATATAATAACCGTTCACACTATCTCCTTTTAGATTTACATTATCAACTTGATTATCAATCTCATCTGACGATACTGATGATATTGATTCAGTATCTGACTCTTTATCTGACTCGTTATTTGAGTCATTCAATAATTTGTCAATTTTTAGTTCACAATCCATTAAATTAAGTTTAGATTTCTATTTATCAAATTTTTTTTAAATTAATATCTAATATAAATATATGAATGGCAATAGAAAATTAAATGATGATAAATCAGAAAATGTAATGATCCATCCAATTTTCCTAACAACTTTTTTTAGCAAAGATGAGAAAAAACCAGTGTTCCCAGTTATGAAAAATAATAAAATATATATGGATGTTAATAAAGAAAAAATTAAAAATAATCAATTAGCTAAATTTTCTGAAAAACCATATACCAGTATTAATTCAAAATTAATATTAGATTTAAAAAAAATAACAAATTTAGTAGATATTGAAAATATGTTGGATAAAAATGATTTTAAAACAGACTTTGAGTTTAGGTACTACTTTAATTTATTTGTTAGATTAAATTTAGATAAAATGTCAAATATTCAACTAAATCTTTTGGAAGAATTTTTAATAAAATATTTAAAAAAAAATAATCAAAGTTTAAATTCAAAGAAAATTAACAACATCATTAACGAATGGAAGAAGTTAACTAAAAGTAATTTTGATTATAAATTCATTGAATATGTAGAAAATAATATCAAAAAATAAATTCTATAATATATTATAATGACTATTGTAACTTACCCATTTCTTTTACCTAATTATTATACTAAAACTTTTGATGGTAAAATGAAATTTCCAGGAGTTCCTTATATTAAATCTTATTATGAATATATTGATCTTAATGAAGATAAAAATTTACAAAAAAATGTGACTAAATTTTTTTTCGATGAATTAATGAATGATTGGATTTCTAATGATAAAGTATTCCAAAAATTTAAAAATAAAAAAATATTAAAAACTAAAGACGGATTACAATTAATATATAAGATATTATTAAAATTAGTTACTAAAGGTGATACTAAATGGTGGGACTTGAGAGACCCACAATATATTCTAACAAAAGATTATATTTATTACCAACTTAGTAAATTTTTCAGAAACCAGTAATTTTAAAGTATTTAGAAAAATAATTACTTTAATATATTATGGATTTAAAAAACGTGAAAGTCAAAGATTATTTTGATATACATCAATTTTATGAAAAAGAATTCGGAAAAGGACGTGTTATTATATTAATGCAAGTTGGTTCTTTTCATGAATGTTACGGAACTGAATTACATGGCGCAGATGTGTCTAAAATTGCAAATATGTTAGAAATTTCATACACCATGAAAGATAAAAAAAAAGCTCAATCAAAAACTAATCCTATGATGATTGGATTTCCTATTTATGTAGTAGATAATTGGGTTGAAAAATTAATTAATCTTAATTATAATGTGGTAGTCATAGATCAAGTATCTAGTCCTCCTAATCCAAAAAGAGCTGTCAGAGAAGTGTATACTCCTGCTACTTATTTTAGTAATTCTACTTTGGAAACTTCAAAAAATAAATCATTTATTACTTTTATTAATTTTACTCTGATTGAAGATAAAACAAATACTGTTAATATGATAATTGGATTAGCTTGTTATAATGTTACAACTGGTAATGGATATTTTTTTGAAAATTATAGTAATATTAAAGATCCTTATCTTTGTTTGGATGAAATTTCAAATATTCTTGATAGTTATCCTCCCAAACAGTATTTAATTCATATTACAGAAGGATTGGAATATATGAAGATGAAATTAGATGATATTATGCACTATTTGAATATTTCAAAAGAAACAACAACTATAATTCCATCTAAAAATGAAGATTATATAAAAATTCTTAAAAAAAAAGAACAGAAAAAACTTTTAGCAGAAGTTTATAACCTAACAAACAACAACCAGATTTTTGATGCAATAAATATTAGCTTACATCACATGGCTTGTATTTCATTATGTTTTATTCTATCATTTATAAAAAAACACCAGCCTCTACTTTTAAGAAAATTAAATTTAGCTGAACTAATTTTAAATGAAAATAAGTTATATTTTGGAAATAAACCTTTGGAACAGTTAGATATAATAAGCGATCAAAAAAAAGATTTATTTTATTTATTAGATAAAACTAAAACTAATATGGGTAAACGATATTTACGAGAACAACTAACACAACCTTTAACTAACATAAAAAAAATAAATAAAAGATATTCGGATATTGAAAAGGTTATAAAATTAGAAAAAAATAGCATGGTTTTGCTAAATGAATCCCTAAAAGAAATTGCCGATATTGAAAAATTATTACGCAAAATTCAGACTAATAAAATAGTTCCAAATCAATTCTATATCTTTTATTTATCTTTTATGAGTATTTTTAATATGTTTGAAAATAAAGCTATTAGAAAGATAGCTAAAGTTAAGAAAAAAGAGTTATCTGTAATAGCTTCTTTAATAGAAAAAATAGAAGAAACTTTTAATATTGATTATATGTCAAAATGTAATTTTTACAATTATGTTGAAGATACAATACCTCTATTTAATAAAAATGTTTTACCAGATATAGATAAGGTTGTTACTAGTATAAATAATAATAATAGTTACATTGTTATATTAGCTGAAAAATTATCAGAATTAGTTGTAGAAAAAAAAAGTGGTCTCAAAATGACAATTAGAAACAATGAACGCGATGGTACACATCTTTTAGTAACAAATAGAAGACATAAAATGTTAATTCAACAAATTAAAAATAAGAAGATTAAGAAAATTAAAGTACTTGATATGGATATTGAAATTAGTAAATTAACTTTTAAAGAAACCAGTAGTAAAAAGAATTGTAATATCAAAATTATTATACCTCAAATAAATGAAATAACAAATAAAGTTAACGTTAATAAAATGAAATTAGCTAGTATGAATAAAGAATATTTTTATAAAACAATGGATGATTTTTTAAAATATAATGATAATTTTATTTACATGATTAAAAAAATAGAATATTTAGATTTTATAAATAATGGTGCTATTAATGCTACAACTAAGGGTTACGTGAAACCTAATATTAAAGCAGCTGTTAACTCATTTTTTGATGCAAAAGAATTAAGACATCCTATAGTAGAGGAATTATTTGAAGAAATAGAGTATTTACCGCATAATATCATGCTAGGAAACAACACAGAAAACCTTGGTATAGTTTTATATGGTATTAATGGTAGTGGAAAGTCAACTCTAATGAAAAGTATTGGTATTAATATTATACTAGCTCAAATAGGGTATTATGTTGCTGCTAAAGAATTTACATACTGTCCCTACAGTTCAATTTTCACCAGAATTAAAGGTAACGATAATCTTTTTAAAAGATTATCTAGTTTTTATGTTGAAATGGCTGAATTAAAAGCTATTTTGCAAAGAAATAATAATAGAACTTTAGTTTTAGCTGATGAATTATGTAGAGGAACTGAATACAAGTCTGCTACTATTATAGTAAGTTATATGTTAGAAAAATTAACCTTAAATAACTCAAGTTTTATAACTGCAACACATTTACATAATATTGTAGAATTACCATTAATTAAAAAATTAAATAATGTAAATATTAAACATATATCAGTAGAATATGATAATGTTTCTAATAATTTAATATTTTCTAGAAAATTACAAAATGGTCCCGGTGAAGATTTCTATGGATTAAAAGTAGCCAAATTTTTATTAGACGATGATAATTTTAATGAAAGGTCAAAATATATAGAAGATGAATATAATACTTCAATAGAAAACATGAATCTTAATCAAGTTAATAAATATAACTCAGTTTTAGAAGTTAAAGAGTGTCATTTGTGTAAAAGTAAAAAAAATTTAGAAGTCCATCATATTAATTGGCAAAAAGATTGTAATAAATTTTATGTAATAAATAAACCTCAAATTAGGAAAAATAGTTTAGCAAACCTTGTTACACTTTGTAGAAAATGTCACGACGAAGTAGATAGAAATAATATAATGATCGATGGATATCATGATACTATCAAAGGAAAAAAATTAAAAATTAAAATTAATAAATAAATTAATATTATCATAAAAATATAATAATATTAATATCTCTAAAATATTAGTTAATGTACGGTGATATAATCAATTTTATTTTTGTAGTATTTACATCTATTGTGTATGCTATGATTGAAATTGAATTAGAAGCAAAAGAAGGTTGGATGAAAAATATTCCTACTGCTAACATAATTTGGTTTGGTAATAAATACATGACGTTATATCATATTTATATGATAGTATTAATGTTTTTTACATTTGTTTTCCAAAATCAAATGATTTTTACTCTTGCTAGTATTCTTTACACATTATCTAATATGATTTTATTTTTATTTTTAGAAGATACCTTGTGGTTCATCTTAAATCCTTATTTTACTATCGATAAATATACTAAAAAGGATATTTGGTGGCATGCGAGTCAACCATGGATACTAGGAATACCATTACATAATTACATCATTTCAATAGTTATGGTTTTAATTTGGTTAATTACTGGAAATAATTATGTTATAATTAATTTACTGTTATCTTATATGGTTCTATTAATAAGCATTCCGTTATCTAAATATTATCATAAATTTTACTTACATTGTCATAATGATAACATTTAAAAAAAATATCATTATAATTAAGATAATTCAGTATGGAAACTATTGAATTAAAAGAATATATTTTAGCATATGAAAGAATTAAGCCTTTCATAATAAAAACACCTGTTGAAAAAATAGGTAATAATTTATTTTTAAAAAAAGAGTCTATGCAAATAACTAACTCATTTAAATGGTCTGGTGTAATCTACGCTATTATAAAAGTATTTGATAATTTTATTACAAACCCTAGAACTAATTTTAAAGTAGTTACTCAATCGACTGGAAATCATGGGATAGCAACAATAAGAGCTGTAAAAGTATTAAGGGAATATTTTGTGAAAAAGTATCCTCAGTATAAAAAAGAACTTTACTCTATTTCTCCTGTAATTTTTACAAATAAACATATTATTGATAATAAACTTAATATTATGAAATCAGAAATGGCTAGTTATGATAATAATGGTTTTATCGATGTAAAATATAATAACTATCAGGAATCTTTAGAAGCAAGAGAGGATTATATTAAAAATAATGATAGTGTTTATATTGCTCATGGTGGTAAAGATATCATGACAGGATATGGTGCTATTGCATTTCATTTAGATAACCAATTACCAAAGAATCAACCTATAAATTTTTATTGTGCAGTAGGAGCAGGAGGTCCTATTGGAATAGGTTTATGTTTGAAATATTTAAGAAAAACTAATTTTAATATAGTTCAAACAAAAAATTTTGATTCTTTTATTAAAAGTATTAAAGAAAATAGAATAATATTAAACCCTGAACCTACATATATACTAGTTTCTGATGGAATAGCTGTAGATAAACCAGAAAATTTTGCCTTAAAAGTTGGGAAAAAAATAATAGATAATATGACTATAGTTAACGAAAAAGATGTTTTTGAGTTAAAAAATAAATATAATTATGGTGGTTCTACTTTGATTTCAATGTTAGGTTATCTTAAATCTAATACATCAACTGGTATCAATATTATTTTAGATTGTGAAGGTAATTAAATCTAATATAATTCATTATTATATAAATTTTTTAGTGTAATTATTTATATTTTATATTTTCTTTTTTATATTACAATACTATGTAAAGTGATAAAAAAATTGATTAAAAGACTATATTGTATATTTATTAATATGAAAATTAAGTTCGGTTCGAGTTATGGAATCCTGTTAAAAGACATTAATTTGAAAAAAAATATTGTAAATTATCTTTTTTCAAATATCGATTTATCGAAATATAGATATAGTATGTTAAAAAATGAGATGAATTTGAGTTTTCTTAAAAATAACAAACACTATGTCTCTCCTAATTTTAGAGGTATAAATTATCTAGTAATATTTATGCTTTTAGATAATAAAAAATATTGTGTCTTAATTGATAAGAAAAACTTATCTTATCATAAACAATCCATTAATTATTACAAACTTAATATAATAAAAATTAAAATGATGACTAATAGCAATCTATTTAACGGTACTATTTTAGATGGTAAACTTATATCAATGTCAGATAAGAAAAAAGATTATTTTCTAATAAAAGATAGTTATATGATTATGAATAATAGTACTGAGAGCATGGAAATGTCTCAAAAAATGGCATATCTTAATAGTATTCTTAAAAATAATTTTAATGGAAAAAAATATTGTGATAACTTTGTTTTTAAATTAAATAAACTATATGATTATGAAGATATTGAAACTCTTAAGAAAAGAGCTGAAAGAAAAGATTCAAATGATATTCCTATAGTAGGGTTAGAATTTTTTCCAAAATTTTCAGGAATTTCAGTTGTATGGTTGAATAGAAAAAGAAACACTAAAATAACAATTGATAATAAAATTACTAATAATAATTATGAAAAGAATATTGAAAATTTTAGTTACGACCTAATACATAATCTTCCTAAAGTTTTAATGCAAAGAACTTATAGTTATGAAAATGGTAGTGAAAAGAAGAAATTTTATCTTAAAAAGACTAATATTACAGACGTATATAATGTTTATAATATAACAGATAAAAAACGAATTGGGATTGCACATATTCCTAATTTTAAAATTTCTAGAACATGTCAAGAAAACGTAACAGATGATTTTACTATGTGTGAATGTGTATATTATAATAAGTTTAAAAAATGGATACCATTAAGTATATGTTAGTTTATAAAAAATAAATAACAGTAGAAATATTATCATAAGAACCTTCATTATAACCATATTCAGCTAATTCTTTAGCATAATTACCAGTAAACCCTTTTTTCTGTAATTTCAGAATAAATTTACATACTTGTTGATTTGATAAAACATCCCATAATCCATCACATGCTACTACTACAAATTTATCATCCTTATTAAGTGTAAATTTATTAACTTCAGGAAGATGGGATACATATGGTTTGGATTCTTTATCACCAAAAGCTCTGGAGACTGATAAATCATTAACTCTCCAATCACATCCATCATATCTTATTTTACCTCCTAGACCAGTAATTCTTTTTTTCTCTTTTTTAGAATTAGGTTTATGATCCTCTGAAAGAGATTTAGATTTACCATTCTTATCACAAAGTATAGCTCGACTATCACCTACATTAACTACCCACATTCCTTTTTTTCCATTATCTTGGTCAAAAATTACTGCATTACAACTAGTAGAACCACAATAGAAAACAGCTTTAGGATGATCTTTTTCTAGATTATCTTCCACAAGATCAAATACTTTTTTAAAATATCTTAATGATTTATTTCTATCTTTGTAAATTTTCTCTAAATTTTCTGTAATAAAAAATTTAGGTAAATTCTTTTTTAAATATCTTGAAACTAGCTGACCACCGTGGCCATCATAAACAGATAAATAACAAATCTTTGCATTCTTTTTATATTTACCATTAAAATTATCAAACATAAAATGTTGATCTTCATTTTGGTCCCTACGTCCCTTTAATGAGTAAGAGTATAACATTATAATATATGTAGATAAAAAATAAATAAAATTAAACAATTATTAAACTACTTTTTTATAAGCAAATTAAAATTAAAGTATTATTAGTATGCTATTTTTAATGAACCAACCTTCTTTATTATGAGATAGGAGGAATGTTTGACTAAAATTTTTATAACATCCTAGTTTACCTTGAGCATTATTACCTATTGTTCCAATTACAGATATATCTATTCTTCTAGAACCACTATCAATAAAATTCATTTGAATTGAATTATATGTTAGATTTTGAGAATGCATAGATTGTATAAGTTTGATAAAATCATCACCCTGTAGTTTTTGTTGTTGATATTTAATAGCAGAGTATTCTCTAATAATTTTATCATGTGCGAGTTTACAGGGTATAGTAGTAATAGTACTATAATAATAAGTCACAAAATTATTTACTACGGAAGGAATATCAACATTTTGGTTAATATTACTACCATTATTTTTATTTTTACTTTTCTTATTTTGAAAAAAACCAGTATTTACTGAAGCATTCATGTAATATATATATAGATTAATATAAATAATTTCAATTTTTACAAAACATTTAAAAAATATTTTCCAATTTTTGTATATGAATGAAATAAAAGTTCTAAAAAAAAAGTCGAAGAAAAAATACTATCACTTTAATGAAAATGAATCAGTTAACCTAATAATAAGTAATAAAGATATTAGTGATTTTGATTTTAGTTCATATTCTATAATTTTAAACAATGATAATATTGTTAAATATAAAAAGAATGATACTATATTAGAAATTATATATAATATTAATCTTAAAAAATTAGATGATGTAAAGAATATAGATAAACTTGATATATTTCAATTAAGTAATTTAGTTTGTAATCAGAATAAAGTTAAGATTAATAAGATAGAATATATTATTATGAAAGAAAATTATTCTGATTATAAAAAAAAAATAAAACCCTATATTGAATCTATTTATAATGATAATACTAATTGGTTACATGAAATTATAAATGGTAATCGTGAAAAAGATAACATATTATATCAGGATAAAGATATTATTATTTTAAAAGAATTTTCTATGGTTAATACAAAAAATTTTTACGTATTAGGATTCCCTATTAAAAAAATAACTTCTTTACGAGAAATAACTAGAAATGATATTATTGTTTTAGACAAGTTAGTTAATCTTATGAATGCATTTGGAGAAAAAATGGCAAATTTACAACCAGCTAACATGTATCATTTTTTTCATTATCATCCTTCATTTTATCATTTACACTTACATTGTACTTTTATAGAAAACCCGATATTAAATGGTAAATTTTTAAGATTATATTTATATGAAATAGTTAAAAATAATTTACAAAAAAATAAGAATTTTTATAAGAAAGATTTATTTTTTGAAATTCCTAAAAATCATATTATATGTGATTTATTAAATAATAAAAAATAGATTTTAAAAAAATAGATTTTAAAAAAATAGATTTAAAAAAAATAGATTTAAAAAAATAGTATTTTATATTGTTAGACTTGCCGTAGCTCAGTTGGTAGAGCAGTGGACTGTAAATCCATTTGTCGCTGGTTCAAGTCCGGCCGGCGAGATTTTTCTTTTTTAAAAAATTGATATATAAATATATTGATTTGCTATCCAGAATATTCCAAGCGGATTCATTTCCAACCTTAATTAGATTAAAACATGATTATGGTATAATAATAACATAAAGTTCCTAATAGGAAAGAAAAGTCTATCATATGATAGATGCTAGCACACTTGGCCGAGTGGTCTAAGGCGGTTGACTTAAGCTCAATTATCTTCGGATGCGTGGGTTCGAACCCCACAGTGTGCAATTTTAAGGAAACAAACAGCACTTGTTTATCCACTATATAAGGACGAGGCGTGAGTTCGATTCTCACCAAGGGTGACACCCTTGTAGCTTAATTGGTAAGAGCGCGTAAAATAGTTTCCTGATTGAAGTTATCTTCAAGCATTCTTGGCCGAGCGGTCTAAGGCGGTTGACTCAAGCTCAATTATCTTCGGATGCGTGGGTTCGAATCCCACAGAATGCACTTTTAAAAATACATACAGCCAAACAGTAAATATTAGAAAGCGTTGGATTTAAACCCCGATTGCCTCTTTATGTATTTTGAACAAGCACACTTGGCCGAGTGGTCTAAGGCGGTTGACTTAAGCTCAATTATCTTCGGATGCGTGGGTTCGAACCCCACAGTGTGCAATTAGGGAAGGATACCCTTAAAAACCACTTAGTATTATACTAGGGTCCCATAGCTCAGTTGGTTAGAGCGTTCGACTGTTAATCGAAAGGTCACAGGTTCGATCCCTGTTGGGACCGTTTTTTTATTATTAATTATTTAATTTTAAATAATTAAAAATAACTAAGTCTTTTTCTGAGTGTTTTCAATAGTATCACTTTCATTTTCATCAAGTTCAATAACTTGATTAAGTGTTTTAACTATCTCATTTTCTATTTCTTTATCTGATTTTTCTGAAGTATCATATATAATGTAATCGTCATTATTTTCTTCTATAACAAAAAAATCATCATTTAAAAGATCAATAATTTCTGGTCTATCATTAAATTCATAACTCAAACATTTAATTATAAGATTTTTTAATTTAATATTTTTAACCTCTTCTAATAATTTAGGTTTTTTCTGATTACTTATATTTTTCCAAATTTGAGCTACATTATTACATTCGTTATATGGATACTTTCTAGTTATTAATTCCAGTAACATCATACCAAAAGAATAAATATCTGATAAATAGTTATATTTTCCATCAAACATTTCTGGAGCCATAAATTCGGGAGTTCCTACCATTGTAGAAGCCCATTCATTATCTGAAATATTACCAGAAACACCAAAATCTCCTATAACTATATTACCATTTATTCCGTTAATAAGAATATTGTCACATTTAATATCACGATGAATTATTCCATTACTGTGAAGGAAATTTAATCCTGATAATATTTGTTTACACCAATTTTTTAAAACTCCTATATTTAATTTAGGACAATTATTAATAAAAGTTTTTAAACTACCGGCTAGATATAAATCTGTAATTAGTATTAATTCACCTTTATCTTCTTCATACCAAGATGAATGAATATTAAGAATATTATCATGTTTATTTCTTATTTTAATTAAATTACTTAATTCTTTTTGAATACTTTTCTTTTCAGAAACATTTAAATGAACTAAATTTACTGAATTCCAAGCTACATAAATTCCCTTTTTAACATCATAAGCTTGATATACTTTCTTAAACGCTCCCTTTCCTATAATTTTATCATAACAATAATACCTTTCTTTAGGTGATAATTTTATAATATTCATATATATATAATTGATATAATATTTTTAGATGAAAATAGGATACAATATTATTATATAACTTAATATAATGAGTATTATAGAATGGTTATGTTATTCTAAAAGAAACGATAAGAAAGAAAAATTTAAAGAAAATTTAAATAAAGCTAATAAGAAATACCATGATAAGATGAATAATATTTCTAGTCCTAAATTACTTCCTGATGGTTCATATATGATGACTGCATGTTCGAACCTATTATGTACTAAAATAGGAGAAAAACCTTTAAAAAAACAAGCTGTATGTAAAGATAAAATACATTATTTTTGTTCAAATGAATGTTGGTCAGAATGGTTAGAAAATCCTAATATTTATAATAATATTAGTCCAAGGACTCAGTCTAACTCGCCTGAATATATGAGACAGAATGTAGATATAGATAAAATACCTTCATTATTTATTTAAAAAAATTGAAATAATTTTAGGCTAACTTTAATTAAATTTAATGACTATTTCTAGTACATTAAAACTTTTAACCATCTCAATGATGGTTTTATCATGTTCCTCATGGAGTTATTTAGGGATTCACAGTTGTGAACAACAACATACATGTGTATATTATCGTGGTGGAAAACTTCTTAATCATACTAATGGCCCTGGATGGCATTGGAAAATACCTATGTTAGATTCTCATTTTGCTGTTCAAAATACATGGCAAAGTGATTCATTATATAAAGTACCCTGTATGTCAAATGGTGGTTCAGTAGCTTATCTAAATATTGAAGTAATTAACAAACTTAAAGGTACACATAAATGTATCATGAAAGTTATTGGAGAATATGGTCTTGATTATGATAACAAGTTCTATTCAAACTATATTCCATCAGAAGTTTCAAATTTTTGTAAAGATTATAGTATTGGAGACATTCTTATTCGTGAAAAGGATAAATTAGATGATATTTTGGAAGATAAACTAAATTCCAAGATTAAAGAGTACGGGTTGGAAAAGTGTCTTGATATTAAAGATATTCGTATTTCTAATATTCAAGTAGATAATGAACTTTTAAAAAAATTCGAGGCTATTGAACGAGAACAAAAAGACCGTGAACTAACAGTTCAAAAGAAAGAAACAGAACGTGTTAATCAAGAAGCAATTAGGGAAGTTGAAATTGCAAAAAAGAAACGAGAACAAGAAATTTCAAAGATTGAACTCGATATTCAAAAAGGAAAAGCAATTGCCAAAGCAGAACATCAAAAAATTATTGATGAGATGTTGTTCTACAAGGCAAAAAGAGTAACAGATGCTGCCAAGTATGCTAAACTCATGGAAGCTGAAGGAAATGAAATGCTCTTTAAGAACCCTAGCTACGTTAAACTGAAGGGATATGAAGCTGCTCATAATAATGCTAAACTTGTTTTTGGTGATATTCCTCAGAATGCACTATTGAACTTTGGTAATACTCAGGATGTTGTAGAAAAGAAAATTATTAAAGAACATATTGAATCTGGTCTTTAGTTTATTTTAGTTATTTTTAATTTAAAATTAATATTAATAAAAAATTGATACTAATAACAAAATGTTCAAAGGAACATTTTAGAGTATCATTATTTTATTTAATTTTCTTTAAAATTAAATAAAAAATTGAAAAAAACCTATTCTTAAATATATAATGTCTATGAATAGTTATCATACAATTAATGCAGGAGATTCTGTATATTTTAAAGACAGTACCTATATGGGTATTGCTACTTACAAAGCGATTGCACACAACGGTAAATGTATTGGGAGTGTATGCGTAGAAAATGATAATAACCTATATTGGATTAAAGGTAGATGTGCAAGAAAATTTGCTAGTGAAAATAGTGAAAAGTCTTGGGTATTTATGGGAGATAGTATAGAATATTTTGTTAGGGAAAATTAGTTTAAAATTTATACTATTTAATAATTATTTTATCTTTAAAATTAATGTGTATACCTAAATACACAGATAATAAATTAAAAATAGGAGATGTTGTTAAATATTATAATTCTAGATATGGATATGGAATCATATACGAAATCAAGGAAAATCTGGACATTTAAAAAAACAATCCTAATATTGAAAAAACGGAGCTTTTTACAACATACGAAATTTCTCTTCTGTTCGGAGATTGGTTTTGGAAAGATGACCCATATATTAATAATCTTCGTTCTATTATATTCTAATCATATATAAATAGATAAAATGTCATAATCTTTCCAATTTTTTTTCCCCATTGAAATATTACAATTGGCACATAATGGTTGTAAATTTTTAACTTGTAAATTTCCACCGTTTGCTTCTGAAATTATATGACCACAATGAAATTTATTTAATGAAATTATATTAGTACAAAATGTTATTGGACATTCTATATTTTGATTATAATCAAAATTTTTATTATTACAATAAGTTTTCCATATAAATTCTTTTAGTTTTTTAGGTATGGTTTGTTTTACTTTTCTAAATTTATGAAATTTATCAATTTTAACATTATTTAAATAATCAATAAAATTATTGTTTTTTAAAGAAAATATTCTCTTATTTTGAATACATATAATTTCTTTTTTATAAAATACATCATAATTGTTGTCTTTTATATATTGTAAATATTTTTTATTAAAAAATTTATTATTCCTTTTAATTAATAATTTATATAATTGTTTTACACTTTTATTTTTATATTTAAAAAAAAACCCAATATTTTTTAATTTTATTAAAAACGATTCTAAATTATAAATATATGGATTTTTCTTTGAATTAACAAAATATTCAGAAAGTTCATCTTGAATTAATAATTTTAATTTGTAAGGAATAGAGTCTTTAAAATATGGATTAAGTAATTGACTATCTATTAAATAATTTGTATCATTCCCTTTAATACATGTTTTAAATTTTTCAATAGCTTCCTTTTCATTATTACATATTTGTAAATGAAATGTAAATAATATTTTATTAAATTTAGTAGGTAATTTAATTAAAGCATTTAATCTATGTTGTCCATCTATTACAATATGATTAAATTTATTTTCTTCTATTTGTATAGTAGCAATTTGAATAGGATTTACTTGATTTGAAAAAATAATTAAATTATCTATACTTTTATTTATTTTTTCATACATTTCTTCTACTTTATCAATATCTAAATCTCTTTGATATTCTGGGATTATAAAATCTTTTTCTAAAAAATGTTTTTTTATTTTCCCAATTTCTATATTTTTACAAATTGATTTTTCATTTTTACTTTTTTTTTCAATACTACCAAATAATCCAAATGTTTTTCGTCCACTCATTTATAATATAATTATATATATAGCTTTTAAACTAATATAATATTTTATATATATAGAGGATAATAAAATTATTAATTAAGTTATTCTAACTTTTTGTTTTATTAATTCTTCTTGTACTTTTCCAATATCAACATTTTGAGTAGTCATGTTAGTCTTAAAAGATATTGCAGCAGCTACTCCTGCTCCTTGACCAGATACTGTACATGCCATCATATTTCTCATAGCAGCATGAGAAATTTTATCCCCTGCTACACATCTACCTGCTACCAATAGATTATCTATTTTTTCTGGCACGAGACATCCATAGGGAACTTGAAAATATCTTCCAGATGTTGGTAGAGTTAGAACACTATAACCATCAATAAACTCTGGGAATATTCCAATACTATCTTTGAATTTACCCTGATTCATTACATCATCTTTAGTAAGATTATATTTTCCAATTATTTTTCTAGTATCTCGTATCCCAAGAGTCATACCAAAAGTTCTCAGTTTAGCATTTTCAAAACCAGGTGTAGTATGTTTTAGTGCCTTGAGTGCATTCATTGCATCTTCACGTCCTTTCATTTCAGCCATAGTTAAATCCTTAACATTAGTAGCATCTATTCCTCTCAAGTGAACCAGGTTAAGATTTGTTGCTTCTCCAGCGTCAGTAAGACTTGACCAAGAACCATTTATATTATTATCTTCTGGAATTATTTTATCAATTTTAGCTTTTTTAAATTCATCAGAAAGATAAGGAGTTAATAAATTTTTGTCATGTTCATTTGTGTCTTGGGTCCAATCTTCTCCCCAATCAGCATAAGTTGTTTTTTTACTATTAGTATAATCTAAGAATTTATTTTTATCTACTCCAGAACATCCAAAAACGGTGGTGACACTCATTCTTTCTTTTTTTTTACTTATCATACTACATTCAACTCCAGACATAAAAGCAATATCAGCATCACCTGTACAATCTATTACTCTATCTGCCATAATAGCCATTCTACCTGATTTTGATTCTGTAACTATACCTCTGATAATATTACCTTCCATTATAGTATCTACTGCCATTATATGAAGATACGGTCTAATATTATTTTCTTTTACTAGATGATCAGCAACTACTTTAAAATAATCTGCATCTAAACATTCACTGTCATTGTAGGGAAACTTGACGGTTCCTCCCATTTTAGCAGCAATCTTTTCCATTTCAATTCCAATGCCTTCACTATCAACTGTACCTTCATAACGGTACCACGCTATAGTTTCCATACCTACTGTTGTTATGACACCACCGAAACATCCGTATCTTTCCATCAAAATTACATCTACTCCAGATCTAGCTGCTCCTATAGCAGCAGATAATCCACTGGGTCCACCACCCACAACAAGAACGTTACATCTATCTAATATTGGAATAGATTTAGATGGTTCTACAATCATTGTATTTTTAATAATTTTTTTATTTAAATTTTTTTTGGATACAATATCATGAGATTTATTTTTTCTAATAAATTTTTCTTGAATGTTATTAATTCTTCTAATAGCTTTATCAATTGTTTTTTTTGTTTTATCCATTTAACTAATTAAATAAAGAAAAAAAAATATTTAAATAAATATTATATTATAATGTAGATAGCGAAAAACTATCAATCAAGAATATGTATTAAGTTAATTATTAGGTTAAAATCCTAACATATTCATTAATATAAGTTAGTTCCTTTAAGGAAAAATGGTTAGTAATAACCTCAGTCCCTATGGCGCAATGGATAACGCGACAGACTTCTAATCTGTAGATTGTGGGTTCGAGTCCCACTAGGGACTATTTATCAAATTATATTATATTTGAAAAATAGTTTAAATAAGGTCTTTTAGTGTAGTGGTATCACAGGCGCTTTGGTTTGATTCCAGGAAGGACCCTTCTATTTAGCCGACGTAGCTCAGTCGGTAGAGCGCAAGCCTTTTAAGCTTGTGGTCGAGGGTTCGAACCCCTCCGTCGGCATTCTAATATAAAAATTGAAATTAATATTCATTGTTCTGCTACTAATATAAATATTAACGACTAATATGGTAACATACAGCAACTAAATAAAAATCACTTTAATAAGATTCTTTAGTTACCAGGAAATTAGTTAAAATTAATTAGTATGAATTTCCATACAGCAAAATTCTATAAAAAACTTTCACTTTCAATGAAATCGGTCTTTGCGCAAGTCAGAGAGAGGAAAAAAACCTTCCATAGTGGCGGAAAAAATAAGGAAGTTGAAAATACTAATTAATTCTAATGGAAACTTACAGCAAACTGTTAATAACATTATCCCTTTTAGATATTATAATTATGTTTCCAGATAACACGCATTTTAGATACCAGTTGTATATATATGAAAATATATATATATGGTATCACACAGCATACAAACAAATAAAACAAAAATACATTAGAAATAATGTATTAAGATTACATACAGCAAAAAAACTAAATAAAAAGCCTTGTCTCAAAAACAAACCCCTTTTAAAAAGCATGTAAACATGTAGTAATCTGTTCAACTCCCGTAGCTCAGTTGGTAGAGCGACGGACTTATACACCGTAGGTCGGGGGTTCAAGTCCCCCCGGGAGTACTTTTAGGTTTACTTACAGCAATTTTATATAAGTAATATTGTAAACCGATTAATCATTCTAAAAGAAAACATACAGCAATATAAAAATTAGCATTTTAAGCACGGATTCCGGTTCGATTCCGAACCTAACTTTGTTAGGGACAGTCAGGTATACCTGAGGGTTGGTACCCTATGTAACTGTCAGTAAATTTGTTTTCTGTTTTGAAAGATATTGCTCGTAGGAGCAGATGTCCGCGTGGCGCAATGGATAACGCGACAGACTTCTAATCTGTAGATTGTGGGTTCGAGTCCCACCGTGGACTTTATTTTTTTAATTTAAAATATCATATTTTATTTAAAATATAAATATATATAAATATTTATCTAAGTATTTATATATATGTCTTTTACAAATAATTTAAATTCTGATACATCATCAATAATAATAGAATCAGACTTTAATATATTTAATACTGAAATGGAAGGAGGTAAATTAAAAAATATATTAGAAAGCTCTGAGGAAGTTATTGATACATCTTCAGTAGATCTAAATAGTTCAGAAATGAATTTATCAGATTCTGATATGGAAGGGGGTAAACAAGTTATATTAGATAACAATAGTTCCGATGAGACAATTGATACATCTTCAGTAGATCTAAATAGTTCTGAAATGAATTTATCAGATTCTGATATGGAAGGAGGTAAATTAGAAGATAGTTCTGAAATTATGGTTGATACCTCTTCAGTAGACCTAAATAGTTCAGAAATGAATTTATCAGATTCTGATATGGAAGGTGGAATGGTTGATATGGAAACATTATTAGCTGATTCTAATGCATTAGCAATTTTATTTAGTAATTATGATATGAACCAATCCGAAAAAAATGCAGATTTGAAAGAGATTGTTTTATTATCAACAAAAATTTTAGCTAATATGATCAAAATAATAAAAGAAAAAAACTTTTATAAAACATTTGATGCTGAAAAAAAATTCTTATCAAAATATCATGAAAACATGGGTAAATTCTTACTTAACCAAAATTTAAATGATTTGAATGATAGAGATGAATTAAAAAATATTTTGAATATTAATACCATTGCAATTGTAGAAGTTAAAGAACTAATTAATAAAAATTCACCAGAAATTTTATCTAATAGTAAAATTTCTAAATTAATTACAGAATTATTAGAAAAAATACCTAAACTTTAAATTGTTTGTAGTTCTTATTTTTAAATATTATAATACTATTTTTTTCAATTAATATTTCATTATCCATTACTGGTTCTGATGAAATAATACTATAATCTTCATTTCTATATAAAGAAGGAGGTTCTTCTTCATTATTTATAAATCGTGTAATAATTACTATATCTTTAAATTTAATAATAATATTAGCAGAAACTACTCCTGATATTAATTTTAAAAATTCAAAGAATTGATCTATTGTACTCTTTAATCTTTTTAGAATGCTATCATTAATTGTTGTATCAAAGATAGATAAAAAAAGATAAAATAAATATTCTGAATCACAATTACTTTTTATCATGTTATAATATTTCATACTAATACCATCTAAAATAATCTTTTTATTATTTTTAAAATTACTAACACAACCATTATGACAAAAATAAAAGTCTTGATAATTAAATGGATGACTTGAATGATAATTAACAGGAACACTACATAGTTTTTTAGTAGCTCTCAGATGTCCAATAAAAAATTCTGTTTCTATCAAATCTAAAATAGTTTTTAGATTGTAGTCCATATTAGGTCTTAAATAATTTTTGTACATAAAAGTTTGTTTTTTTTTATTCCAGATAAAACCAAAACCATCCAGGTGGAGATCTTGATCTCTAGGATTATCTAAGTGTGGAGTATATTTTTTTTTAATACTTTGATCAAAAAATTTTGATAAAAATAATCCTACACATTAAATAATATTACATTATAATATTTTAACGGTATAAAAAATTGAAAAAATTTATTATATTAACTAATATGAACTGTACTCTGATGTTACAAAATTTATCTAGTTATCATTCAACTGATCCAATAAAACTACAAATTCAAAGGGAATGTATTAGCGATGGACTTACAATTATGGTGACTTTTACTATTATAGTTATAGCTTTAATATCTACTTTATTTGATAATAACAATTAATATATCTATTATGAATATATTTTTTATATTATCTAGTTATAGTTTTATTTTAAATAAATATTGAAAATACTTATATTAGATAAATTAATGTTAAGTATAAATGATAATGTAGAAACTCATACTAGTAATGATATAATAGTTTTTACAGATGGTTCTACATTTAATAATCAAGCTAAAGATAAGTCTAAAGCTAGAGCCGGTGTAGGTGTATTTTTTGGTGATAAAGATAAGAGAAATATAAGCTTTAGTCTTAATGGAACCAAATTCAAAAAGACAAACCAGGTTTCTGAAATTTTAGCAATTATAATGGCAATAGAAGCTTTAATTAGAACACAAATAATTGGAAGAAAAAACATTATTATATATTCAGACAGTATGTATTGTATAAATATTGTAACCAAATGGGGGGGAAATTGGATTAAAAATGATTGGAAGAAAAGTAATAATAAAAAAGTAGAGAATTTAAATCTAGTTAAAAAAATGTATTATCTTGCTAAAAACCTAAATGTAAAAATGATTCATGTAAAAGCACATAAGAATGAACCATCTAAAGATAGTAAAGATTATTTCAAATGGTATGGAAATATGAAGGCAGATAAATTAGCTACTAGAGCATCTAGTAAATAGTTTAACTGAGTAAAGTTTTCATAACAGTAAAAATATAAGAAATTAAAAAACTTCCACTAGTATGATATGGATAATTTTTTGTCAAGTAAATGTAAATAATTATCAATACATAACAAGTTGTTATATTTTTTTTATCATATTTACCTACTAGACGTTTGTATTTATAATTACTATAGTTAGTTATAAATAAATCTTTGGTATTCCATTGGTGATATAACCAATTCTTAAAAGTATCATAATCATAGTAATAATCTGGTATTTTTAATTGTCTAATATAATGATATGATTCAGAAATATTAACTGAAAACAATTTAAAATAGTCATATTTAACATTGTGGAAATTATTCATAATATCAGGTATAACTGAACTAAGGTCATATAAATTTCCCATCATATTATTTTTCTTTAATATATTCACAATATTAAATAAACCTTTTACTTTAGGAATTAATAATTTTTTATTACATATTAAATTATTTTCTTTACAGTATTTTTTGGATTTTTCATAGGTTTCTTTACAAAATCGAGTACCTTCTGGGAATATTATAATAATTCCATTTTTTAATTTAGAAATTTTTTCTTCTAGTATATGTTTATCATATTCCCAACTTCTATTCAATTTAATATAACCATCGCTTGATAATAAATTCCCTAATATTGGAATATACAATAACTGTTTTTTTAAAACTAAGATAATATCTCTTCTTTGAACACAATTTAGTAAATAAAAGGTTAACATAAAATCAATTGATGAAAAATGATTTATCATTAACACATCAACGTCTTTTTTTATTTTTATATTATTTAGTATTTTTGCTGAATCTATATTAATATTAAATTTATGTGCTAAATTATGATTAAAAACAAATGTATTCATATCATACATTAAATTTCTTGTAACATTTTCTCCTAATTTTTTATTAAAATATAAAGGTATTGTTACAAGTTGACTCAAAACAAATAATACTATTATAAGAATTATTAATCCATATTTTTTCATATTATTAATAATATAGAAATTAATTTAATAAATCATTTTTAAAAAATTTTTATTAAATCAATTTAAATTAATGAATAATTTTCAAAATTAATATCATTAGCATTAATGTCCATATCATATGGAGATTCACTTTCAGCCTCAAAAGTTGAGAATTTACTGTTTTGGTTATTACCCATCATAAAACAACCTTGAATGCGTTCTTTTTGGTTTTTAGATAACTTATTTGTTTTCTTGAAATCGACAATTTTTTCTTCAAAAACTCTTTTAACGGTTTTAGGAATACTTTCATCTATTTTTTGTAAATGTCTAATTCTACTAGATTTTGGTTTATATATGTTCATATCATCTTCATTTTTTTTATTCTCTCTTTTATGGGAAAATCTAGGAATCATGTTATTAGCACATTTAAATGCTGATTTACTTGCTCCCATACTTTCTTCTTCTTCCGTTTCACCATATGATTCATCTTCAATATCTCTAGGCATAACATTTTTTTCAACTGCAGAATTATCAATAGATTCTTCCATATAATCTTCCACGTTAGTTTCTTGCATATCTTCCATTTCTTCTTCCATTTCTTGATTGTTTCCAAACATTTTATAAAACCTATCAACTACAGTACTTTCATTTTTAGACATACCATCCATTGCTTCTTCTTCTGAAATAGGTTGGCTAAATAATTCTTCTTCAATTACAGAATCTATTAAACTATTAACATCAGTATTATTCTCCTCAACTTGTTTCTTTTTCTTTCCTTTTTTAACTTTAGATGTTTCTACAAATTTTTCAGTATTATGCATAAAAACTAGGTAAATTAGACCAAATAATATGATGTAATTAAATATTTTTTTAAACATTATATATTATACTTAGGATTTTTTTTTTTGAAAAATAACCAAAAAATTGAAAATTTAAAACCTGTATCTGTCTATAGGTTTTGATTTATTAATGAGTTCTAACTCCAAGAACAAAACTTCTGGAACAAAAAGTTCCTTTTCTCCAAGATTCCCCTACACACATGATGACATGCTTAATGATAAGCTTCAAAACAAGAAAATTGAGATTTGTCCCAATCCTGAGGGAACACAACATGTACGTTACAATAACTATAGAGGAGATCATCCAATGGGAGGAATGATTAGAACAGATGGACCTAACACTGTATTTTACCTTAATTGGTATGTATGGGAGTTTTTAGGTCACCTACACTATTTGAGTAATGATTTTACAACCTTTATTTCTCAAATAGCCGAGAACGAAAACCGAACAGGACCTAGTAAAAACGATTTCACAAAGTACATTACTTCCATGTTGTCCGATTCTACGAGTGTGTATAACAAACATATTTATGCGCATTTTCAAGTCATGTGGATGAAATGCAATGGAAATCAAGAAACATGGAATACTATGCTTTCACAGTTACGCAATGATTTCAATGAGTACATCCAAATGCGTATGATTACATATGAGACAGATACTGATAAAGTACATTCTGTGTTTGGAAATTGGAAGGACACATTAGAGCCTATTTATGGTGACGAGTGGGGAAGTTACCTTTGGCAGTGTGCTAATTTTGATGAACTTGGACATTTTATTAGCGATCATAATTCTGTTTTCAGGAAAAATGAGAATGCAAGAGAATTATTGTGTCATCTAAACATTCCAGAGGAAACTTATGATTTTGCTGGTCTTCAGAACCAAAAGGTAGCAACCATTGATGACGATAGTAATATATTGATTTGGGCTAGAGGTGTAGAACATGATGGAAAAATGTATGCCTATCCTGCTACACCAGATGTGTGGACTACCGGAAGTCATGCCATAATGCCGTCAGTGTCGACGACAAGACATACAAGCATTTTTCAAAATAATTACGCAAGAACTTGGTTAAGAAAGTGTAAAGAAAAGGGTGTAGATGTTAAATTCCTTTTGATGGAGAGTGATTCAAACGAAATACTAAGGTCACATAACTTTCCAGTTGTTCCGCTTTCTAATAAAGCTGAATTGAGTCGAATTAATTTCAGATGTTGAAAAAATGAAAGTTTGGCATATTTTGCTGATAGAATGTGTGCCAACTACGAAATTTAGATACAATGTTCAATTCTACAGTTGTTGTGTATTTACTAGTATTTTTTTTCTTTTATATATCGAATGCGATACACAAAGTGAATAGTTATAAAAAAATGTAATTATAGCTCCAATAATGACAAACCAAGGTCAAGATAACACTTTTAATGGAGCTGAATGGCTCAAATCTAATTTCCCTAATTGTACTAAACTAGATCATGATTGGACAATGGAAAGATATGATTTTCCTGATTATGTTCGAAAACACATTAAGGAAAATTGGTATAAAATTTCAGATGAAAATGGAGGAACCTATTCATTCAAAAGTTAAACAATCAAAAATATCATATGGATTAACAAACAAAATTCCACTCGAAGATGATACAGGGTTAAAATATGCAAAAGATTTTAAAACTAATTATTCTGAAGCATATAATTCTATGGACAAGAATAATATGTTTATTATTCTATGGACAAGAATAATAAACATATTATGGATGTAATGGAATCAGATGGTACTTCTGTTGCTATTTCTTAGATGTTTAAACATCCAGATTCTGGTAGAACATTAAGTTATGCAGAAATAAGGTCTTTTTATGGTTAATCGTTTAACCAATTAAATATTTTATCATATGCTTTTTTAACTACATTATCATCAGATGCTAAAACATCATGCAGTGCATCTTTTATTTTAATATTAGTAACATTATCTCCTAATTTTAGTAGCCAATTATCAAATTCAGTTACATTGAGAACGTCATCACCTTTTTTAACATCTATATCATCAGTAAAGGTATCAGATGAAATTACTAGAATAGGTTTATTAGTTTTTAATAAACCATTTTGAAATCTAGTTTGATAATCTACCATAGTATAAACCCAACCAGAATATATAGGACCGTTACCGTTATATATATAATTATTACTAAAATAATAATTTTTTAGTATATAATCTTTTAATTTATTTTCAGCAGTTTCATCTACTTCTCTAAGACATATTTTTTTTAAAAATTTGCCTACATAATAAACAACATATTTTAACAGAAAAGCAGAATGATTACTATTACCAAAATCTAAAAATGGTGAATTTAAGATTATTTTAGAAATTCTATCTTTCATTTTACCAAGACTACAATAACTAACTACTGATAAACCTCCAGCAGAGTGTCCGTATAATACTATAGATTCGTAATTATAATCATTCATTTTTTCAATAACTTTATCAATTTGTAGAAAATATTTTGATATATCATCAACATAAAAAGATTCATTACATCTCTTATAATTATGTGGGAATAATGCCCAAATATCATAATTATTTTCGATAAATTTTTCACCTACATGAAAATGATAGTAATAATCATTATAACCAGGGAACCAAATAATAGCTTTCTTATTATTATTATTTTTGTACCAAATATTGGTTTCAAGATTATCGTGAAATATAGTTTCTTTAATATATGAATTTTCTAGTTCGAGATATTTACTTTTACTAGTTATCATTTAATATATTTAGATAATTTAAATTAAAATTTTTAATTATTTAGTATCTTTTACAGTTCTATCATATGTAGTACAGTTATAAAAATTGATATTAAATAATAAAACAACTATTTAGTAATGACTAGTATGATAAATAACAGTGTTCTAGAAATTATATCTAGAATAAATAGTAATCCATTTGATGAAATTAATAAATTAAAAGTAGAAATGTTAGAAAAGATTATTCTACATGCTGCTAATATGTATTATAATTCAGAAGATGCTATAGTATCAGACTCGGTATATGATATCATGATTGAATTTCTTCAAACTAAAAGTCCTAAAAGTAAAGTTCTAAAAAATGTAGGTAGTAGTATTAAAAATAAAAAAAAGCGTGTTCCGTTAGATTATTGGTTGGGTAGCATGGATAAAATTAAACCAGGAAACAAAAAAATAAATAAATGGAAAGAAACATATCAAGGTCCATATTATCTTTCAGATAAATTAGATGGAATATCTGCTCTTCTTACTATTGATGATAATAATAAGATGAAACTTAATACTAGAGGAACGGCTACAGAAGGGTTAGATATTTCTGGTTTAATTAAATATCTCGATATTCCAGAAATAACTGAAATTAATAAAATTATAAAAAAAATAGGTTCAGGAAAAAAGAATAAACTTGCCGTTAGAGGAGAACTTATAATGAAAAAATCTACTTTTAAAAAAAATTGGAGTAAAAAGAAAAAGAATGTTAGAAATACTATTAGTGGATTAGTTAATAGTAAAGTATTTGTTCCCGAATTAGCTCATGATACTGACCTGGTAATTTATGAAATTGTAGATCCAGTTATTGAATTTCCTACTGCAATGAAAGTGCTTAAAAAAAAATTTAAAACAGTAAATTATAAAAAAGTAGAAAGTATTGATGAAAACATTTTATCCGAAGTATTAAAAGATAGAAAAAGTAATGGAATGTATGATGCAGATGGTATTATAGTTACAAATGGTGATAAACACAAACGTAATACAAGTGGTAATCCTAAATATGCTTTTGCATTTAAAGATCTTTTAGAAAATATGATAAAGGATGCTAAAGTAGTTTCTATTGATTGGAAAATTTCAAAAGATGGTAAAATTATTCCAACATTAAATTTAGAACCAGTTGAATTTGAGGGAGTAACGGTATCTAGAGTTACAGCACATAATGCATCTTTTGTATTTAAAAATAAAATTAATAAAGGTACAGAATTAAAAATAACTAGAAGTGGAGATGTGATTCCATATATTTTAAAAGTGACTAAACCTAGTAAACATCCAGGTATGCCTGATATGAAATATAAATGGAGCAAAACTAAAGTTGATATATTAGTAGAAGGTACTAATGATACTATTAAACTTAGAAAACTACAATATTTCTTTTCAACTATTGATGCTAAAGGGTTTGGTCCTAAAGTTGTACAAAAATTATTTGATGCTAATTTTAATAGTATTGAAACAGTTATGAAAATGAAACCAAAAGATTATCTTACTATTGAAAGTTTTAAGGAAAAAACTGCAGAGAATTTAACTATTAGTTTGAAAGAATCTCTAACTAATATATCTTTAGAGAAACTAATGTCTGCTAGTAATATTTTTGGTTCAGGTTTTGGTCAAAAAAGAATTAAAACAATTCTTCTAGTATATCCTAATCTTTTAACTGACTATAAGAAATGGAAAAAAGATAGTTTTTTAGAAAAAATCATGGATATTGATGGTTTTGACACAGTAACTGCTACAAAATTTGTAAATAATTTTAAAGATTATATTAAATTCCATAAACTTATTAAAAAATATATTAAAATTAAAAAAGTAAAGGTTATTAAAAAAAGTATTGATATGACAGTTGTTATGTCTGGATTTAGAGATAAAGATTTAGAACAAAAAGTAACTGATCTAGGTGGTAAGGTAACAGGAAGTGTAAGTAAAAACACATCTTACCTAGTTGTTACTGATACAGAAGGAACATCAAGTAAAATGAAAAAGGCAGAGAAACTAAAAGTTAAAATAATTTCAAAAGATGATTTTGTTAAAATTATTAAAAGATTATAAATATAACTAAACTTTTTTTATATTGTAAACATATGTTTTATTATTATCATCTACATAAACTATATTATCTCTTAATTTTGGATAAATTATAATAGTACCATTAATTCTATTAAAATATGATACTATCATTCCTACCATAAAACTAAATATTAATACTAATAAGAACTTTTTAAAATACATTATATTTAAGCAGAAATGATTTATTATAAATAATGTTATATTATCAATTATTAAAACAAAAATATAAATATACCGAAGTGGATGAAATTAAATTAAAAAATATTAATAAAATATTATCAAAGTCTAAAATTTATTTTTCTGTTTCAGAATCAAAAAAAGTTAATCTTAAAAAAAAAAATAATTCTAATATAATTTTAAATAAATTATCAGATTCTAATTATCAAACAATTTTAATAGATGAAATTAATAAAAAGAATATTAATATTAGTAATGTTTTTAACTTAGTAAATCTTTTATTAAATAAAATTGAAAATGAAGGTAAATTTGGAGAATGTTATTCAAATTTTGTAATTGATTTAGATAGAATTATTAATAAATCTAGTAATAACGAATTTAAATTATATAATATGATAGCTGAACGTTTTAATAATATTTTAAATTCAAATAATGAATTAAAAAAAGAAAATTTTTATTCTTTCATAAAAATGTTAGTAGAAAAAGGTTATTATTATAAAAGTTTAGTTAATAATATAATGACTATGATTCTTGCTAAGAAAAATAATTATTATGATATTTATCTTTGGTTAGAATTAAATAAAAATCTTCAAAAGAAAAATAGACAATTAATTAATGATACAATCAATGAATTATCAGAAAATAATAATATTAGATTATTAACACTATTTGAAAATCTTTTAAAAAATAATAAACCAATGAAAAAGAAAAAAGTTAGTGTTAAAATCGATAAAGTTAAGGTTAAATGTGAAAATATTATTAAAGAGTTTGTTTTGTTAGAAGATATTGAAGAAGTTAAATTTTTTATAAAAGAAAATAAAAAAACTAATAATCTTCATGATTATCTTGAAGATGTAGTTTTAAATGAAATTATGATAGTAGAGGATGAAGATTTTGATAAACTATTAAATTTAGTAAAAAATTCATCTGTTTTTAATAATAATAAAATAAAAAATAAAATAAATAAACTCCAAAATGATGAGATTTATTTAGATTTTAAAGAAAGAATAAAAGTATTAAAAGCAATTTAATTTAAATAACTTATAAATACATCATATGTTGGGTTCGCATCAATATCATCTTCTAAATATGCTATTTCAGGTGTTATAATAAATTCTATATTAATACCCCTAGCTTCATATATTGCTATCCATTTATTAACTTCTTCATCTGTTAATTTAAGATTAGCATCTCCTACAATAATCTTATTAGAACCTGTAAAAGATTTTAATATTTTTTGTAAAAATATATCAGCATTATTTTCTCCTTCTTTATTTTCAAAGTATGTTGTATGAATATTATGTAATTCTAACATTGATTCATTAATTTTATATCCCATTATTTTTTGGTGTCTTTGTTGACCTAATTTTTGTAACCAAGTATTATTTATAGGCCTAATAGATAAATCATTTGAATATATTAATACACTATGAGTACCTCCAATATCATCATGATGATGTAAGTTAAACTTTTTAGAATAAAAGCTAGAAAACACCCCTTGAAATACGGTTAATGGATTAATTTCCTGTAAACAAATTATTATAGGAATATCTACATCATTCAATATGTTAAATAATAGTTGTAATATTTGTGTTAATCTTTCGGCATATTCTTGGTCAGTTTCTTCTTCAATAATAATCTGTGGAACTTTTTTACAAGTTGTTATATTTTTAAATTCTTTAACTTTACCTTGTGATTTATATTTTCTTAACATCTTACTAAATTCCCCAACTTTTTCTAATTTACTATTTAAATGTTTAACCCTAGATAATTCTTTCTTACTTCTAATTTTTGTGAAAGCTTGATGTTTAGTATTACCTGGATATTTATTAATATCAATAGTTTGTTTTTGGGCTATATTAAGACTAAGCAGAATTAAAGGTTTACCTTCTATATTTAAATTTTTTATAATAATATTATGATCTATTAAACCCTGTTCTATAAAACTAGCTATATTTCTTTGAATTAAAGTAAATTTAGAACTAATATCAGAACTTACTTTACCAGATTTTTTTTTATAAGAATAAGTAGGGGTTAAATAATTACGAGCTATTGTATATGTTGATACACTCGCACCTTCTGTTATATTCACTATATATGTACCATCTGAGTTTACTCCTGTAATTACTCCTATCATATCATTTAATTCACTATTTTCTTTAGTTCCTATATTACTAATCAATACTTGAGTATCCTTTAATAAATCTAAAGATCTTGTTTTATAACTAGTAGATGCAGTACTAGTAGATTTTTCACCTTTTCCAGAATCTAACTTTCTTCGAGTTTCTTGAAATAATTTTTGTATATTATCATAGTCAATTTTAGAAATTTCTCCAAGTGGAGCTTTACACCCCATACATATAGGATTTGGTCCTAAAAATGGTGATATGAATGGTCCTTTGCCTCCAATAGGACAAATCTTCCAATTAGGACATTGGAAATATTTTACTTGTTGAAGTTCATTTTCACATGTTAGGCATATTTTTTTTGATTTACCTTTATATTTTGAAGTAAAAATTTTATCTTTATTACAATTATTACATCTATAATATTCAGGAATACCTCTTCCTGAGCCTATCATATTTTTAAGGTTAATATATTTTTTTTTGTATTTAATATATTTATCATAATAACTCATTTATATATATATATATAGATAAATTATTGAGAACTGAAATAATTTATTATTATAACTAAATTTTCAAATAGATTATAAAATTTATCTCTAGTTTCTTTTAAGATATTTATTTCAAATTTTAATAATTTAAAAAAATAAAGGTAGTTTTTTGTTTTTTTATTAATATTATCTAAAGTGACTTTTTTATTATCACAACAAATTTTACTTATAAATTTTTCTAAATTTAAAATATCACATTCTAAATCAAGTCTATTTTCTATATTATTACGTTCCGGATATTCTTCTATTATAGTGTCATTAAATGGAGTCTTATTGAATTTAATCAATTTTATCTTAATGACAATTTTATTAATAAAATACTGATATATTTTATTCATCTTTAATATTTCAGTTATTTTTAAAGTATCTAAGATTTTATCATATTTCTTATTTTTGTAAAAATCTTTACAAATACGTAAATATTCACTGTGTTCATTATTATAAATGTCTTTTAAATTATCAATGCAACCCAACAAGTAATATACAGTTTCATTATGGAAAACTGTACTAATTAACTTAAATGCATCTATTTTATCTTTAAACACATTGTTGTCTATTCTATTAAATAATTTGTCTAAAATACAATTTTCCAATTTTTTTATTTGGTTCATTGCTTAATATAACTTAGATAATTTAATTATTTATAAATAAAAATATTTTACACAAACATCCAGATAATTGTAAGAATGAATCAATTCCATCATTCACTCTAATATAGCTTAATGATATAATTTCATATAATTTCATTTTGGTTTTTTTATCAAATTCAAAATCATCTTCCAAAATAAACTTCATAAAAGTTTGTAAAATGTCATTTGGACTATATCCTTTATTATATAATTCATTTAAAATGTTTATAGAATCTTCTAATTTACCTTCAAAACAATATTTTAATATTTTTTTTATATAGAATGGTTTTGGTTTATCTATGATTCTGTAAATAGTTTCACTATTAATTTTACCATAACAATAATAAATACATTCCATATTATTAATTACCTGTCTAATATTATTATCAGAAACAAATATAAGATCATTTATGGAATCTTCTTCTAATTTAATATTTTCTGATTTACTTATTTCTTTAATTTTTTTCCTAATATGTTTTTTACTAATTGAAGGGAAATTAATAATTGAACAATTAGATTGAATTGACTCGATTATTTTATTATATTCATTACAAATAAAAATAAACCTAGTATTTTTGGTATATATTGTTATTAGAGAAGAGAGTAGGTTCTGAGCTTTTAATGTTAATGAATCAGCTTCGTCTAAGATAATAATTTTAAGTTTTTCCTTATATTTTTTTTTTTTGCAAAAAGGAATGATTGTATTATTAATAATATTTAGACCTCTGTCATCTGATGCATTTAATTCTAGAATATTATATTCTTTTTCAATCTCATCATATAGCTTATTTATAATACATAATACAGTGGAAGTTTTACCTGTACCAGGTTCACCAGTTATAATCATATTTCCTACATTTCTACTAGCTAATATAGTATTTATTTTTGAACGTAAATTTTTATTTAGTAGAATTTCCTTAGTATTTTTAGGTCTATATTTTTCAATCCATGGTAATGAAATTTTTTCATTAATTACTTTTGTACTAGAATTACTTTTCAATAATCTTTCCATTATTGTATTATATTATTATTTACTTATATGTGTAAAAATCAATTTTTAAAAAAAATCTTTAATAATATAATGAACGATTATAAGAATAAATATTTAAAATATAAAAAAAAATATTTAAATTTAAAAAAAATGCAAGGAGGTAGTAGACTTTGCTCAAAATATACAAAAATTAAAGATGATATTTATGAATTATTAGGATTATTAGAAGAAAAGTGTAACAGTGAGGAATTACCTTCACATGTACAAGATTACAATAGAGATTTATATGAGGAAGATTTAGATCCAACTTTCGATGAATTGTGGGAATTTGAATCACCTCAAAAAAAAATAGCCATTTTAATGGAATATTTGGAAAAGCATGGTAATACAGGTAATTATTATAATGTAGTTAATAATGAACTTTCAAAATTAGGTGTAGAAAGAACACCTTAATTGTAATTCTAATATATATAATAATATATATTAGAATACTTATTTTTTGTTATTTGATTCATCACTTGAATCAACCTCTTTAGTACTTTCTAATTCAGATGTATTATTAGACGGTGTAAGTAAATCTAATAGACTTTCATCTGAACTTTCTTCTTTTAATCTAGGAGAATTTTGGAAATATTCTAAAGTGCTTTTAGCTTTAGGAGATATAGTTAATTTTAATGGTTTTTTAATCATTAGAGTATGTTTAAATACATCATGTATCGTTTCTACACAAATAACTTTAAAATTATCATCTTCTGGTGAAATACCTTCTCTTCTTAATTTATCAAGGTCCTCTTCATTTTCTTTAGGAATTAATGCAAGAGTAGCTCCTGCTTTTTTAGCACCATTAAGTTTAGCATTTACTCCACCAATTGCAGTAACAGTACCCAGTAAATCAATTTCACCAGTCATTGCTACTTTATTGTTAACTTTGATTCCTGTAAGTTGAGAATACAGAGCTAAAGTGATTGCTGCACCAGCACTTGGACCATCTTTAGGAACAGCAGCTTCTGGTGTATGTACATGAAATCCAAATGCTCTATTGTTATTAGCGTCATGCAAAATCTTTTCTTGTTGTTTTTCAGATAATAAACTAAATGCAATTTTAAGAGCATAATTAACAGATTCTTTCATAACATCACCTTGTTTACCAGTTAGATTTAGCTCTAACATATTCTTAGAAGGAAATTTCATTACTTGAATTACAGTAAGACCACCTATACCACTAACTGTTGCATAAAGACCATTAACCAAACCAACAGATGGTTCTGGAGAAATCTTTTTAACTCTGACTTTAGGTTTATTTTCAAATAATCTTTCTACATATTCTTTAGTTACAGTGTATGGTAACATAATAGTTTGGTCATGAAAACGTTTAAGATTAACATCTCTAATTATATCATAAATTTTTTCTTTAATTTTTCTTACACCTGCTTCATTAGTGTATGTAGTAATAATAAATTCTAGTAATTCATCAGAAAAGATTATTTCAGATTTATCAAATCCAACTTCGGCAAAAATTTCTGGAATCATATAATCATTTAAAATAACTATTTTTTCATGTAAGTTAAGGGGTTTAGTTTCAATAACAGTAATTCTATCACGTAAAATTGGGTCAATTAAACTGATATCATTAAAAGAAAATACAATTAATGCTTTGGAAAGATCTAATTTAACACCAGCAAAATATTTATCTTCAAATTCATCATTTTGTGTAAGATCTGTAAGATGAGTAAGAATAGATATAATTTCCCTACCGTGTTCAGTATGAGATACTTTATCAATTTCATCAATAAATATAATAGGATTCATACATTCACTTGTCATTAGAATATCTGCAATTCTACCCCAAGTAGAACCAACATAAGTATAGTTATGTCCTACAAGAGTACTGCCATTTACACTACCACCTATAGGTAAGAAAGCAAATGGTCTAGAATTCCCATCTTTATCTTTGAGACAACGACTTAAACCACGTTTAGCAAGACTAGTTTTACCTGTTCCTGGAGGTCCTTGTAATCCTAAAATAGCACCTTTACTTTCACCATTAATCCATTGAGCAAAGATACGTTCTAATTGTAATTTAGCTTCTTTATGACCATATACAGCTTCATCAAATGTTTTTCTTACATCTTGTAGGTATCCTAATTTATCTGCTTGATACTTAATCCATTCATCTTTGATAGTAATATCTACATCATTGTTTTTTATAAAACAATCTATTGCAAATTCAGTATTAAGTTTTGCATCTGGATACCTTGCTTTAATCTTTTCAGAAAAGGTTGTTTTAAAATTCATAATTGGGTTTTCTTTAAGACTACCAAAAGGTATTTTAAGAATACCATCTAACCATGCCTGAGCTTTATTATCACCTTGGAAACTAGATTTTATTGACTTGTATTTACTCATAGCTTTTGCTTTAACTGTATCATTTGATTTCATCATATTAATTCTTCTTTCATAAGGTATATCACTAGCATCTAACTTTTCTAATTTTTTCTCTTCTTCTACTACTTTTTCTTCTGCTTTATCTAATAATACTCGTAAACTATGATGTAAAGAATTATAAATTTCACCAGCTACTCCTTTTTTATCCTTAGTTTTTAAAACATCATATAAGATATAACCTAATTTTTGATTTTCTATGTCGCTCATTAGTAATAATGATAACATATCAATCTTACGATATTTACTAGCAAGTAGAAATTCGTTTATTAAAGATAGTAATGATTTTTCTCCTATATTTTTAAATTCCAAATATTTTTTTCTGAGATCATTAGAAATCTCATCTGGAGAAGAAACCATAATATCTCTAATATTTAAAGTTTTCATAAAATTATTTTTAAAATCTTTAGGTATTACTAATACTTCATAATTTATAGTCTTTCTAAGTTCCTTATATTTTTTTTTTATCATCGGGATAGTTTTAGATATATCCATAAGGTCATCCTTAAAAAATCCTTGAAGCACCATAAAATTTTTATCAAATCTCAAGAAAACACATGCTCCTTGTTTATCTTCTAATAAACTTTCAGCATAAGGATTTTTTTTAATAGCAATTTTAGATTTATCTAATGCTGAAATACAATCTATTCTTTTAAAATGGTTTTTTCTACTTTTTTTAGGTTGTGATATTTTTTTTTCAACTAAAGCTGATATATTTTTTAAAAAAGAAGGAATATTACTTTGTCCTGACATAATAACATTATTTCCTCCTCCTAATAAATTTTCCAAAAT